TGCTACTGATCATAATTTCGTTTTTATAATTCACTTGTGAAAAAACAAAGGCTTTTTTATTGGGATATTTTTTCGTAGCATTTAAAAATTCTTTTTCGAAATTTGGATGTATAGAATTGTCATCATCTAATGTATAAATCCAACCTTCTGTTATTTTAGATAATGCTATATTTTTTTGTACAGCACCACTAGAATCTCTTTTTTTTTCATTATAGATTTCTGCGTAATAATATTTTATATCTTTTGGTATTTTAAGTGATGTCATTAAAATTCCATCAAATATAAGATACCATCTTATATCTAGATTTTTTATTTTTTTTAGTTCATATTCAATATAATAAAGATTTAATTCACGGCTTACAGCGGTAATTATGTTAAGTATTGGATTAGGCATTTTTATATTTCTCAAAAAGTAAGAAGAAATTTTCGTTTTTCTTTATTTCTTCGTGAATTGATTTTATTTCATCTTTATAAATTGAAATTCTTTCATTTTTAAATTCATCACTTTGCCAACTCATACATGTAAGATGCACTGCTGTATTTTTTTCCATTGGAATAAATTCACATTTGTTCTCCAATAGATTATTGTAAACCCAAGATCCAATATCCATACTAACACCAGAATATGGCTTTTCGATTACTGGAAAACTTTGAATATTATTTAATTCATAATGATGATCTAAGAATTTTTTGATATCTACACGATCATAAAGATTAAATTCATGTTCAAAATGATATCCAATCCATTTTGCTCCGCTTTCAACTAAAGAAGATTTTTTACAAACTAAAAAAGCACTATTTATATGTGGTAATTCTAAGATCCATTTGTTTTTATAAATTTTCTTTAGAACTCCAGCATTTAGTAAAGGTGGAAAATAGCAGATTGCTGCTTTTGGTTCATTTAAACTTTCAATTGCTTCTTCGCACCATTCTTTACGCAAGATAATGACATCATCGTGAATAATTGTATAAAACTCAGTATGAACCCAAGGAATTGCCATTTCTAAAGAATGAGAATGTCCAATGCGACTCCATGCACGAATTACAGTAAGTGGCATATCTCTGCCGTTCCATTTCATATTTCTTAATTCTTCTAAGAAATTTTGTTTTATATCTTGAAGTTTTGGATCGCCACATCTTTTATCTGCTCCGTTTATGCATACCATTAGATGTTCGAGTTTTTCTGGGTTGCTTCTTAGGAGTATGCTAAAAACAGAAAGCATAAATATATCCATGGAACTTTGTGATGTTGCCATGATTAAAGTGTTTTTTTGGGGAAGTAAACTTAATCTTTCACACTCTTCAATACTAAAGGCCATGTATGGATGAGGCATATTTTTCTCCTTATTTCTTTATTTTATCAGAATTACTTGAAAAAAACTAGATATATAAGTGAAATAAAAGGAAGGTATTTTTAATGTTAATATATGCTTTATTTTTTGTTGCTGGCCTAATTATAGGTTGGAACTTTTTACCACAACCAATATGGGTAAAAAATTTAGTACAGAAATTATTTGGTCAAACTAATGGAGAAAATAAAAATGTCTGATATGCGTGACGATCTAGCTAGGTTAACCAAAATATGGGATAAAGCTCAAGCTCAAAATATTTTTGGAAAATCTGATGCTCAAGCTGCTTCTGAAAGAGATAGCAAACAAGTTAATTTCTTTGGCCAAATGCCAAATGTTTTTGACACTGAGATTAATCAAGATGATATGGGGCAATGGAATGATGTCATGAGAACCATGAATGATCATTTTGATCCTAGAAATCAAAGTATTCTAAACGAAGAAAAGAATCCCTCTAAAAAAAAAATAAAAGATAATGTAAAAAAATCAGCTAATGCTCAAAACCCAGTTTATCCTGATTCAATTGGTAAAGATACCGAATTGAAGCCAGTTAACAACTTCAGTTCTGGAAAAGAACTTGATTCTTTGGATAAATTGAAAAAACAACTTCATGATCTTCAAGACAAGATGTTGGGAGATGAGGTTTTTGGAAAAAATGTAAGTAAAATTGAAAAATCAATTGAAAATATCACAAATGAAATTGATAAATTAAGTGATATTTTGAATGGAAATAAATTGAGTGATGGAAAAAAATTCAAAAAAAATGACTAAAAAAAACATAATACTTTGTTTTATTTTTTTCTTTATTTTATTTATTTTTTCATTTTTATTTATTAGAAATCAATTTTCTCATCAAGACAAAAATAATATGCATCCTAAAACGATGCATATTATAAAAAAAATTAAAATAATTACTACCGACAGATACGAAGTTACATTTTTGTCAAAAGATGAATTTGTTTGTATAGATGGACATTTAAATTGCAAAATAAAATCAGATTCAAAAAACAAAATTATAAATCTATTAAATAGCATAGAATGTCCTATGTTGTTGATAGTTGATAAGAATGATTTTGATTATACGATTGAAATTATTTTTAAACAAAACGGAAAAGACATTAAATTTTCAGAATGGCTAAAGTATAATAAGTTGGTCTATGGCTAATAATAATATAATAAAATGTGTCAAGTGCAGTTGGTCAAGAGTTGTAATTAATCCTGACGACACTAAGGATTTATTTGAATATAAATCGTGTGCTAAATGCAAACAATTCAGGAAATTCAGATGTCCAAAATGCGGTTACACTGCAAAACAAATGCCAATAAGAAACTTATCTTAGTTAAGCCTTATGCTTATGCGACTGGAAGCAGAAGTAAAATGCTTCCAGAGAAAAAAATAGATGAACTCACATTTCATGTTCATAAGTTTAACAATAGAAAAAAACCAAACGACAACAGAAAAATAATATTCATACCAGCATTTTATGAATTTGGCGTAGAGACTATAGGAATAACATATTGTATTCCTCAAATAATACATCGCAATCCTGATTGTTATGTGATAGTTGTTGGTTGGTACGGAAGATCTTTTTTATACAGTAAAATTGCTGATGAATATTGGGAATTAAAAGAAGAATATCAATGGTTGAGAGAATATGCGGATGCTTTTAGAACCGAGAGTAGAAACCTATCAAATTTAGAAATAAAGCTTGGACAACAAGGAAAAGTCGTTTGTGCTGGAATGATGTCTAAGTTGTGCGTTGAATATTATTGTGTTGCATGTAATAGTTTTTTTTACACAAAGGAACATATAAATGCAGTTTGCGATAAGTGCAAAAGTAGTAATCTTGTGAGGCCACTTTTTGGCGATTTAGAAGCAAGTAAGAAGAGATTATGGAAAATTCCAGATCCTACACAAGAAAAGAAAAATTATGCCAAGTCACTATTGAAGGAAAATACAGTTGCCATATTTGCAAGAAATAGAACTAGATACGGCAGAAATTTATCGATTAATTTTTATGTAAAGCTTATAAATCTATTAAGAAGAATGGGATATAACCCAATTTGGATGGGAGAAAAACAAAGCGTTCACAAGTGTCCAGATCCAACAATTCTTGATTTTACTACTCGTGATGAATCAAGAGATTTAGAATTAACGCTTGCTATTATTTCGCAGTGTATTTTTACAATACAGTTTTATACAGCTTCCACTCGTTTGGCATCTATGGTGAAAACTCCATGGATATTATTTGAGAGTGCTGATCAGCTTGTTGGAAATGGCCAAGAAGGAATGAGAATTGTTCTAACGACTGATTATGACAAAAAGAAAATAGTAATTGCCAACTTCCAAAATTTAGCAGAAAACGAAGAAACTGGCATTTTATATTGTGAACAATCTATAAATGAAATTATAAATAAAAATTTTGAAACTATAGTAGGTATGGTAGACAACAAACCTGTTGTAGAGGGAAATATGAAGAAGTTAAATTATTGGTGGGGTAAAAATTGAACTCAGTATCAGATTTCTTAAAAAGAGCCTCCCATAGAAACGGCTATGAAAGAGAAAGATACCATGAAAATAATATTCCTACAGAATTTAATGACATTTGTGTTCTTCCTTTTTTTGGTGATTATAGAAATACATTTTTGTTATCTTCTTTTCTTTTGCACAATTACAAGAAACAATTTAAATCTAGTAGATATTTCATTTTATGTTCTTGGCCAGGCAATGCAAGTTTGTTTCCTTATGTTGATGAGTATTGGGGATTTTCGGATGAATCTCAATTATCAAGAATGTATGAGAAATCTGATGGGTTTCAAAACACATCAGACATTGCAAGTATTTACACAAGAAATTTGAATGAGTTTTTTAGAAGTGTAATTGATATTAAAGATGTTTTTTTGCCTTGTAATAAAGGGTTTAAAAAAGAATTTTCTAGCAATCCAATAGAAACATTTCTACCTTTTGTTCCTTCGTCTTCTATATTGGGAAAAGAATTTACAAAACAAGCAAATTTGATGGCGGGATTTAAAGTTTTGTTTTCTCCAACTATTTATTGCAAACAGTGGCATAATGGCAAATCTAGAAACTTTAAAGCAACTAAAGATTTTTATATACAGCTTGCTAAAAAACTAATAAGTGAAAATTTTGTTCCAATAATATGGCAAAATAATTTTACATATGACATATCTTCAGAACTTTTAGATTCTTGTCTTTTTATAAATGATAAAGATATAAGTAAGATTCTTTCTGCGATGAGATTAAGTGGATGTGTTCTGGATATTTTTAATGGCATATCACGATTTGCAATAATGGCTAGAACTCCATTTTTATGTATTGATGAAAGATCGAGATTTAACAATCTTAAAGAATACGAATGTGATGATATGTGCGCTTCAGAATTACCAAAGCAATATATTTTTACATTTTCTACTATTATAAAAGATGGAAATATTCAAAGTTGGAATGGTGATATTTTGCAGAACATAGTTAATCGATTAAATAAATTCCTACCAGAATTAGATCGTGAATTATGGCCAACAACTTCTGAAAGTTGGAAAAAGGTTTCCTATAAAGAAAGCGTTAGAACTATAGAAACCATAAAGTTGGGTAAAAAATTATTTAAAATAAATAGGGATTAAGGTGTTTTTATGAGAAATGTAAGAGTGGAACTAAGGGATATGCATCCAAATTGCTCTAGAGATGAAAGAGAAATTGCATTTAGAAGAATGTTTGCAACTTTTAAAAAAGCAGTAACAGATGCTGGGGTTCTGCATGATTATAAAGAGCATGAGTTTTATGAAAGTGAGTCTAGGAAAAAGAGAAAAAAGAAAAGAGATGCAGAACTTCAAAGACTTAAAATGAAGTTGCGAGAAAATTTTCCTAATCGAAAAACTGAAAAGAAAGATAATAAGCCTTTTCGTAGAAACAAAAAAGTATAGGAGATTTTATGGCTAAGAAAGTTAATATCATGAGCTTGTCTATGGACTTAGATATCCAAGACAGGCTAAAGATTGTGGCAAAAAAAAGGGATGTGTCTGTTTCTAAATTGATTCGTGATTTAGCAGACAAATTCTTAAATGAAGAGGATAATGTTGACATGGTTGTTTTGAAGATTCCAAAAGATCTTCGCAAAGAAAAAGACATGTTAAAGAGTTGGATCGACCAAAGAGTAGAGCTAATTATAAAAACTTTATCATCTTTAAAGGACTGATATGGACTTTAAGTTTTTGCGATTAGTAGACACCAAAGATATTCCTCTGGCATGTGTAACTCCAATTGATAATCTTTTGGATTTATACAAACTTGGGATGCATATGGAGCAAATTTGCCTCGACAATAATGGGGTAGGATTATCAGCGGTTCAAGTTGGAATTCCATATGATTTTTTTGTCATCATTAATTTTAAAAAAAATGAATATTTTTTTCATTGTAGTTATGAAGGCTTTGGAGAAAAGCTCAAGTCCATTGAGGGATGTCTATCTTTAAAGGATTCTAATGGAAATCTTCAAAGATACGAAGTTGAAAGATTTGAAAAAATCAAGATAAAAGGCAAAAAGTTATTGGTTTCTGACAATGATCCGATGCTTGTAATTAGTGAATTTGAGGAAGATGTTGATAATTTCAATGCTATCATCTATCAACATGAAATAGATCATCAAAATGGAATTTTAATTTCACAAATTGGCAAGCCAATTTATATTCATAGGAATTAATGTGTTAAGTTTAAAGCAAATAAAAAATGTTTGTTCTGGTCCTATCTCAAGTCCTAGTGGCATTTGCAAGTACTTAGAAAAGGATGATCTTGACCCATCTAAGCATTATTGTCTCAAATTAATTGCAGAAAAAAAAGCAATTATCGACAAGCGAGTTGCGGAATTTTTAAAAGATTCAAAAAATAAAGGTAAAAATCCACATTCACAAAAAGTTCCTTTGGGCGACAATTGCTCAGGATACATTAAGCTTAAAAACATCGCTCAAGGATATGATATCCTTTAGTCTTTACTTTTGAGATTTTGGTGATATCTTCTTTGCATGTGTGTTCAATAGTTTGAACACTTTTGATTCAACCGAGGTAAACATGGAAGTTCTTAAAATGTTATCATTTAAATTTGGGTCATTGAATCTAGCCACTTCTACAGCGAGCATATTGGCAATTTTTTCATTATTATTTGCTTTGTTTCTATAGTGAAAAAGTAACATACCAATTGATGCCAAGGCGAATATAAGTATAAGCGATCCATCTCCTTGAAGTATTTGTATCCCACTGTTTTCATTGCGAGATAAGGCATTGTTCATGTTTAACATTCCTTGTTGTACTTCTTTCAGTTGTGAATTTTGTATTTGTGCTTCATTACGAAGTTTTCCTAATTCAAGCATAAATCCATTTTGATTATTCTTAATGTCTTCAATTTTACCATTCTCGTTAGCTATCCTATTTTGAAGACGAGGACTGAAATTACCACAACCAGAAATAAAAATTATAAAAATAATGATGAAAAATGTTTTTTTCATTTGACCTCCTGTTTTAAGTATGTAGATTAATCTTTGTAATTTTGTTTAAGTTGAAAAGGAGTTTACTGTGCAAAATGAAGAATTTGATGATGAGTTCGAAAGTGATCTAAATGATAGTGTAAATTTGATTTCGGAGAATTCAAAAGACTTTTTAAAGTCTTGTATTGATAGATTTTTTGCCGATAAAATTATGCATTGTGGCGGAAAAGTTCCAAAATATATCTTAACAGACCCCAAAAAAATCTCAATGGTATCTTCAACCACTTTGATTGATGGCGTAAAGATTGTTTATGACTCTATGAAAGATTCAAATTTTGTTGAAGCAAAAAATACAGGAGACATAACGGAAGATATTAAAATGGTCAATGAAACATTAAATTTATTATGTAAAAGTGGGATACCTCAAAAATTTGCTGGTGGAATGATGCTTATATATTTGAAATATGTTAAAGGTATAAAGATTAATGTCTAATAATGATGCTTTGTTTATCTCAGGCGAATTTTTTGATTACAAGATACCAAAAGATAAGAAGTATCTTATGAAGTACTTTTCTACGGGAATACAAGAAAATTTTATTTCATATCTTTTGGTATTTGGAAATTATGATAACTTTGTAGATCATACTGGTATTTTTTGCAAAAAAAGATATATGCAATTTATGTATGCTAGATTTAAATTGATAGAAGAATCACATCATAAGGCAAAAAAGGAAATGAATTTAGAATTTCTTTCTGAAATAGAAAGTGGAAAATTTTCATTAAACTCGTTTCCCGAAGCATAAATATGGCATGATAACATTCTCTAATTTTTTGAAAGTAAAAGAATCAAGTTCGGCAACAAGGATTAAAACACAGGCTGCATTAGGCTTGGCACCTCCTGTTGCAGATATATTTAGCCGTGGAACACCTCCTCCTTGGCAAGTCACAAGATTGAAAAAAGCATTAAAGAAAAGTCACAAAAAGAAAAGCCGTAAAAAGAAAAGTCATATGATTGGAGAGGCTAAAAAGCCTATGCCAAGAGATTTGAATTTTGATAAATTTATGTCTTCGATTGAGCTTTTGGCTAAAGATATTTGGGAATTAAAGCTCTTGAAAAATAAAAAAGAAACACAAGAAAAAATGAAAAAAATCATGAAAAAACATGGTGTTAGTGTAGATGATGATAATGAAGTGGTTGAAAAAGATGATAAGAAGATAGTCAAAAAAGATGATAAAAAGAATGAAAAGAAAGACGATAAAAAAGTAATTAAGAAAGACGATAAAAAAGTAATTAAGAAAGACGATAAAAAGGTAATTAAGAAAGACGATAAAAAGGTAATTAAAAAATAAGAGCCAATTTACAATTGAAATAGATTTAAAGCAGCATTAAAATAGGTTATGGCTACGAATTTAAATTCATTGTGCAAATTACAAAAAAAAGAATTAAATATTTCTTTGGATGCAAGTCAAAGAACATATCTTGTTGCGGTTTTTATTGATAATATAAACCCATGCAAAAACAAATTGTTAAATATACCATGTGAAAAAGGAATAGCCATTAGTGGTTATTCATATGATTGTGCGTCTGATTTTTATGTAAAAGAATGTGTTGATTATTATAGATTGGGAAGCATACAAGGAGTGGCTTGTTTACATATTCATAATTCATGGGAAATAAAAATTCCATTATCTTCAAAAATTTGTATGAAACTTATGGATAGAAAACAAAAGAAATTGTTGAAAGATTTTATAAAGATTAATGATTATGACAATTTGTCCGTAGAATTTCTTCAAATGGTTGGTGATTAAATGGAAATTCAGAGATTAAAAAATGATGATTATCATATTGGAATTGCTCTTTTATCATCAGTTAAATCCAAACAAAGAAAAATAGCATTATTTTGCGACACAAATAATATAATTTATATTAGTTCTGAAAATAAGCCTAAAGGTATTAGTTCTGAGCAAGGTATATTTGTTTTAGAGCCAGAAATATATTTGTTTACTAATCTTAAAATTTTTGATGTTTCTGGTATTCTTTATTTGACTTACACTCCATTATTTGAATCTTTGATAATTTTAGCTAATTCTTTGGTAAAAAAAATTGTTTATATTGAAACAGAAGTGATAAATAACGAAGTTGAGCAGTTGTGTTTAAGTGCAAATATAGATTTGCAAAAATACGATGGAAACCTTCATTGGATAAAGGATTACATATTTTTAATACAACAAGCTGAGATATTTTAAGGGATTGGATAAATATTATATGAGTTGCAATTCAAATAAATACACGGGTCAGAGTAGCGGATGCATTGACCAATATGGTTGTAAAAGCGGTGTTTGCCCCGACTTTACTCTAAGAAGAAATGATACAAAGCCTGATTTTAAAGTAAAGATCGAAGATTGTGATGGCCCTTTAGATCTTACTGATCTCGTGTTAGAGGCTTCGATGTGGTCAAATGGGAAATTTAAATTCGCAGTCAGCAGCACAGATACATATTTTTCTCTTGCTGATAATATCGGATTTAATCAGATTATGATTGGTGATGTTATAATAGTTGACAGACCAAGACAGACGGAGCATTTGTTGGTTACAGCCTTTGATGAATCTAATTATTACATTCAAGTACAAAGAGGTTATCATGGAACAATTGCTCAAAATTGGAAAAAAGGGCAACCTGTAAAAATTATAAAGTTTATGAATTCTGCTGCTCAAACAGAAATGGTATATCAAGATGTGATTGGCGTTGATGGAATGACGACCAAAGATGTTTTACAAGAAAGTTATTTCGTATATCAATGGAAAAATGGAGATACATGTTTTCCAGGTTGTTACTTTTTAGAATTTAAACTCATGAAAATGGCTGTAACGCTAAACTTGGAATCATTATCGGTAATTCCAAGTTTTATAGATCCTAGTAATATTGATTATCATTGCAACATACCTCCCAATATTGAATGGATCAGAAGATTCCCAGTAGATACTGAAGGCTATATTTTAAAAATTTCAGATAGTCCAACATCAGAGATATGAGAAAATTATGTCATTAGTTTCAAATTTTTTGATTGAAAGGCTTGAAAACATTGGTGTTAAACACATTTTTGGAGTTGTTGGTGGTCACAATAATAGTTTTATAGAAAATATAAATAATAATTCTAAAATAAAATTTATTGCCAATAAAGATGAAAACAGTTCTGGATTTGCTGCTGACATTTACGCTAGGATTCAAGGCACTGGTTGCGTTTGTGCAAATTACAATGCGGGAGCCTTAAAGCTTTGCAATTCAATTGCTGGTGCATACTCGGAGAAATCACCAGTCATTGTGATATCCATGTCTCCTCCTATAAAATCAAGAAATGAAGATTTTTTATTACATCATGTCGTGAGAAGTTTTGATAACCAGCAAAAAATATTTAAAAACATTACTTGTTATTCGACTATTTTAAATGATGCTACAAAAGCAGGTCTGGCTATCGATGAAGGGTTGGAGGCACTTCTGAAAAACAAGCAGCCTATTTACTTAGAGCTTCCTATAGATGTAGCCAATTCACCAATTAGATATGATGTCTATCGTGACGGAACTCCAAATAGTAAAACAAGCGACAAAGAAACATTACAGGATGCAATAAAAGAAACTTCAGATTGGATTGCCGAAAGTAAAAATCCTGTGATATTAATAGGTGTTCAAGTTATAAGATACGGACTAAGCAAAAAGATTGTTAGATTTGCAGAAAAACACAATATTCCATTTATGACAACATTGCTTGGAAAAAGTTCTGTTGATGAGAACAATCATTTGTTTCGTGGGGTTTATTGTGGCTCTAAGACATCTGATGAAAATGTGAATGCAATTATAGATCAGTCTGACTGTCTGTTGGTTTTTGGAGAATGTTTATCGGATGTAACTCTTGGATTTCAATCTCCAAGATTTACTAAAAGACATGTTGTTTTTTGCTCTACTGAAGGTCTTTATATAAAGAATCATGTTTATAATAATGTGACATTTTCTGATTTTTGTAATTATTTATTTGAAATAAATTTTCCTTCTAAGGCAATAATTGAAAATTATAAAAATAATGAATATTTTGAAGATTCTAAAAATAATGAATATATTTCTGAAAAATATTTTTTCAATAAAATCAATAATCTTATATGCAAAGATAATAATTTGGCAATAATAGCCGATGCTGGCGATTTTCTTACAAGTGCTTCTAAATTAAGGGTTTATGAAAATAGATTTTTTAGCCCTGCATTTCATTATTCTACAGGATTTGCAATTCCTGGCTCTTTAGGTTTACAACTATCAAAGCCAGAACTTAGACCAATTGTATTGTTGAGTGAAAATTCATTTGATATTTCCATGATCGAATTGCATACTTTGTTTCAAAATAAACTTAATCCTATAATTTTTATACTAAGTAATAACATGAATAAATTTTATAATATTGAAAAGTTTAAACAATTTTTTAATTTCGGTAATGGTTTTATTGTATCTAACAAAGATGAATTAGACAGCGTTATATCTACATCTTTGAAATCTAAAGAAATTAGTCTTATAAATGTGACATTTACCAAGGAAAGCACTTAATGCATCATCAGAACTATCGCAATTATGATAAAGATCCAAACAAACCTAGCGAACTTAGAATAAATTATCAAATTAGAGTACTCACTGTAAGAGTCGTAAGAAACGAAGAGCAGCTTGGCATCATGTCAACAGATAATGCAAGAAGAATTGCAGAAGAATCTAATTTTGATTTAGTAGAAGTTATCCCAAATGCTAATCCTCCACTTTGTAAAATTATGGATTATGCTAAGTACAAATATGAAAAAAAAGTAAAAGATAAAGAGAGTGCCAAAAAGAAAAGGGAATCTCAAATACAATTTAAAGAATTGAGATTTAGACCATCTATTGCAGAAAATGACCTTATGACAAAAGTTAATCATGCGAAAAGGTTTTTGCAAGAAGGTTGTAAGATTCACTGCATCGTTCAATTTAAAGGCGGAAGGGAATTAAATCATATTGACAATGGTTTTAATCTTGTTAAAAAATTGATTGATAGTTTGTCTGAATATTCAACAGTGGAAGTTGCTCCTAAATTTGAAGGTAATAAAATATTTTGTTGTTTGGCTTCTAAAGTTTGAGAAAAACATGAATCCTATTAAAGACACAAATATAATTAGTTTTTTTGAAGAATTCTATAAAAGACTTAATTCTAATTCTAGTTTTTATAAAAAAAAAGATAATTTATTCATTTCCAAATTACTTAATTCGGATCACGAAATATTGCGTACTGCGTTTGGTGACATCGGAGATAAAATTGTCGCTTTTTTAAAAAGTGTTGACATAAGCCATCCAAATATTGAAGATTGTTATGATGGGATTTTTCAAGATAATGGTGAATTCAACCAAGTATTCGATGAATTATGCTCTTATTATAATTTTGGAAAAGCGAATAAATTCACCAAGCTGAGTGAACTTCTTCAAAGTTTTATGAGTAAATATGTTTTAGATAATTTTAAAATATTGTCTAAAATCGATGTTCCAGAAAACAACAGATGCAATTTGCGTTTTTTAAATGACAATGAAAAAAAAGAAAAAATCAGATGTCAAAAAAAGATGCAAATAATTGATCTTAATAGTGCTTATAAAAAAGGAATTTATAATTTTAATTCTCATCCAAATAATTTTTATAATTTTTTAAGATTTGATAAATCTTTAGAAAATGAAGTTAAAAATATGGAACGCAAAGCCAAAAGATATGAGGATTTGGGTTGTTCTTTTTTGGCAAACGAAATAACAAGCAACTTGCAATCTTATCATGAGTATATACGACAATCTTATTTTGGGTTCAATAGAATTACCATGTCCGCTGCCAGTTTGATTCTGTCGAGAAATTTTAACTATACGAGTTCAATCACACCAACTATTTTTTCAGATCAATCAGATATATTTAAAATATTTGCCACCCAAGGACTTTTTGGAAAATACTTTTTTGATGAAAATGAAGAAATAAATGGTTATGAATATGAGCCTAAAATATACCCATTGAATTATTTCAATGATATTATGACCGATAAAGTAAAAGATGTTATAAGCAAATTGGAAAAATTTCCAGAGGCAGACAACAAATCGATATTTGATTTTTATGGTTTAATAGTACCTTCTTTTGATTTTCCTGTTTTGTCTAAAGATAAAAATTATTCATTTATAGACTGCAATGGGAAATTGAGAGTTTATCAAGATTGTTTGGAATCAAAATATGAATTTGATAAAAATATGATTCAAAATAAATATTTTACTCCAATTATAGTTGCTGAGAAAGATCACAAATGTTACTTTATAACATACTGGATTTAACAAGAGGTGCCAATGATTTCTAAAAAAATTACAATTGAACAACTATTGAGCTTTGCTAAATCAATTTATTATGATGCTTGTTTGGGCCATTTAGATTTAATGGATGGTTATTGCGAAAAGGAAGCTGAAAAAATATTTGAAAAATTATCAGATGTGCCTTTGGTTGTATCGGATGATAAAAAAAATATAGATTTTAAAATCTATGATTCAGAAATGACAAATAGGCAAATTAATCCACAATTATTTGTTTCTAATCAATTTGACCATAACAATTTTTCTACTAATGAAATTTATGCAAAGAATATTACTATAACAACTAATACAAATGATATTTTTTAGGAGTTTCAAATGTCTAAGAAAATTGTCGGTGCAGATGGCGAGTGCCTTTCTTCGGTTCGTACTGTTAAAGGTGTCACTCCTTGTGGTAGTCAAGTTTTAGTTGAGATTTTGACACCACAAGAGCTTATGAACACCAATATCACTATTTCTGAAAAAACAGATCTTAAGGTGCCTTTACAGGGCTACATAAGGGCTGTTGGCCCAACTTTTAGTTCAGAATGGGGTTATAAGGTTGGTGATCGAGTTTTAATTAGCGGAAGCGGTGTAATTTCTCCAAATTACAATTCTATTCATCGAGACTCTTTCTTGATGGAACCTAATGCTATTAAGGCTGTTATTGTCGAATAGAAAAAATGAATAAAGATCCATATTTAGTATTAGAAATTTCTAGAACTGCCTCTGCTGAAGAAATTCAAAATGCCTACAGGAAAAAAGCTAAACAGTTTCATCCTGATAGGAATATTGGAGATCCTACAGCAGAGGAGAAATTTAGAGAAGTTCAAGAATCTTATGATATTTTAAATAATTCAAAAAAGAAAAACCAATTTGATCAATTTGGCTTTGGTGTTAATCCTAATGAATGGTCTTCTGGTTTCATGCATACTATGCACGACATCTTTGGAAAATCTATTCACAAAGGAAAAAATATACAAGTCAAAGTTGAAATTACTTTAGAAGAAGCTGCTACAGGTTGTTCTAAACAAGTAAAAGTAAAAAAAAGCAAAATATGTGCATCCTGCAATGGAAATGGATCTAAAAAGTTTGAAAGCTGCAAGCATTGTAATGGAACAGGCATTCATAATGTTTTGTTGCAAGGAAATGCAAATATTAATTTTCAAACCGCATGCCAAGCATGTAATGGTTCTGGAAAGATAATTATAGAAAATTGCAATGACTGTAATGGTGCTGGATATCAAGGAATGCAAAGTGAAGAAGTGGTAATTGATTTGCCCATTCCAGCAGGGGTATCAAGTGGTCAAATACGCATGCCAGAACAAGGTGATCCTTGTAGGCACAATAATGGAATTAATGGCGATTTGATTATATTCATTCAAGTATTACAGCATGAATTTTTCCAACGACACGATAATCACATTGTGATAGATGTTCCTTGTACTTTTTACCAACTTGTAAATGGATTTGAATTAGAAATTTCAAATATTTACAAACAAAAAGTAAAAGTAAAGATACCAAAAAACACTATGCCAAATTCACAAATTAGAATTCAAAGACAGGGCTTGCCTGGTGGAATAGATGGTATTGGTGACATGTTTGCAATTCCAAAGTTAGATATGCCTAAAAATATGCCACAGGAATATCTTGATTTGCTTGAAAAAATAAATGAAATTGAGAAAAAAAATCCAAGTGTAAGAAAAAAAGAATGGGATAGGAAAGTTAGTAAACTATAATATTCAAAAGGAAGGTTTAAAATGAGTAATATTACAGAAAATAAATTATTTTTGCCAGTTGTTGCATTGGCGATTTTGTTTTTAGGTTTGGCATTTGGTCATAAAGTAATTATTGATAAAGTGGCCGATAGAGTAATTCATAAGTTGCAAAAAGAATATTCTCCATCTCCATTTTCACCAGGATTTGATCCTGATAAGATCGATATCAATAAAATTAAACGCTAATTAATTTTATTGACTTCAATAGCATTGGTTGGTCTTTTTGGCTAGAATGACCGAGAAATTTAAATTCAAGTTCGTTTCCTTGGCATAAATTTTTTGGAAGTCTAAGAAATTGATCATATGAGCAAAATATTTTAGATCCATCCATAAAATGAATAGAGATAGGATTCTTGTTTTTGTTTATAAAATGAATTTTAGACTTTTTAGTGATTGTCGGAAGATCTATATCATATTTGGGAATTTTATGAATATAGTCTTTCACCCAATCAAATCCTTCTGGTATGTAGAGATTATTGTGTTCCGATAACTCTTTTAAAATAACGAAATTTTTAAATTTATTTTCCATATATTAGATATACAAAAATTATGCAAATATTATCTGCCAATTTATTGACTACATTTGAAATAAACATGATTGATGATGATGGAAATCAAAAATCGGTCATTGTTTTTTATGACAATGAGCAGAAAAAAGTTATGCCAATAGGTCAAATTGACGCAGAAATAAAAAATAAAATTGGAGAATATATTGGTGGATATTATGAAACACCAATAAAGACAATTTCTTTTGAAATTCCAGAATACATAAAGGAGAACATAAAAAACGCTCAAATGGGAAATATGGAGTTTTTTGGGATTACTAAAGAAATAAAAGAATATCAAAACATGAATGAAACAAAGGATAAAATATGAGCCATCACAGTGCAGAATCAATAAATTTTAAAGTTGTAAATTTAAACAATCCAGATCGAGAAGAGCAAAGAGACTTTAGAATGTTGACCTTAGATAAGGTTTTTGCTTGGATTGACAAAAAAGAATATGATGAATCTATAAAAAATGAACTCAAAAAAATGGTTAGCAAATACCCAAGCAATGCATACAGTTCATTTGGTAAAAATTTTCGTCAACATTTGAGTAAGGCTCAAATGATAACGAAAAAGGATAGGCCTTTATTTGTTGGCGAATTGGGGGATGATAACTATAAAAAATTAGATTCTTTAAATGATGATTTCAAAGCACCAGAAATTAAAAAATCTTCTGTAGTAACAGATACTTTGAGAAAAGAACCCAAAATTAATGATTATATTGACATGCAAACGGAAGATTTTGATAATGGAATAGATATTAAAAGTGAAGATCAAAAACCTTTGATCGTTCCAAATGGATTAAAAGAAATTTAAATTTAAAATAAGTAACTAGATTATTTCATGGAAAAAATATTTGCAGTAATAAGCGTTGCTAGGCAGGTCGAAGGCGAATACATTGTACTAAAGCCAGAAAAGGCTTTTCGTGAATCTAATAAGGCGGAACAATACGCAAATAAACTTGCAAAAAATTATACAGAATCAATTCAAACTCCAACAGGACCAATTCAGTGTCTGTGTACTAGAGGCGTTTTTGAATTAGAAATTGAGGAATAAAGATGAGCGACAATACTTTAGAAAATAAAAAATCAGAATTAACAGTATCTTTAAAAAATTATAGTGATGAGCAAATATCAATCATTATAGTTCATAAAGATAGACCCGAATATTTGAATCTTACGCTACAAAGTATTTGTGTCACATCTTTTAATAGTAACTACGAAATCATAGTTGTTGACAATGGTAGTGATAAAGAATCCCAAGATTTTTTGGATGATATAGAAGGCACCGTTAAGGTTGTCAGAAATGAAAAAAATCTATATTGGTCTGCTGCATGTAACAAGGGTGCAAAGGCTGCTGACAAAAATTCAAAATATCTTATTTTTATGCATTGCGATGTCGTAATCACCAATCCTAGTTGGTTAGATTTACTTCTTAATGTAAGCGAATCTACATCTTCTGGATTTATTGGATTGGATAGTCAAACATATACAGTTGGCAATCAAGATGTTGGTTTCATTACTGATCATCTTATTTTGATGACTAGAGATTGCTGGGATGATATTGGACCTTGGCCAGAAGAGTTACCACAAATTGGAACAAGCTTTATTATGACTATGAAATCTCAAAGCAGAGGTTTTAAGCCACAAATAATGAAAACCCCAGTAGTTCATCATTATAAAATATTTAGCTTGGGAATCAACGAATATGAAAAGCTTCAAGAAGAAGCTGTTACGATATTGCCAAAACTGGTAAGCCAAGTTCAATCTAAACCAATTTAGTCTGGTACTTTTTCTTTTATAAAATCCATCCACTTTGGATGATTATATGTCAAAATTTTATGTTTTGAATAATAATTTGCATAACTCATCGCAAAAATCTCTTCAGCACCTTGATTTAAAGAAGATTTTGAAATTTCTTTTTTATTCATTTCTTTTTTTGTTGATTTTAAAAGTTTTGCCCATTCTTTTTTTAATTTAGGCGTTAATTTATGAGACCAAATCAAATGTGCTATTTCGTGCAATGTGGTAAATTCTCTGCTGTAATTCCAAGGGGCAGCGACCTCAATTTTTTTTCCATAAATTACACCAACATGTTTTTTATCGCCATTTAAAGTATTATTACCAGTATATTTGAATTTGAATCCATGGATCAATTTTTTATGACTTGTAGGCAACTTATTTAAAAGCTTCTTTACATCTTCCATTTCTTTTTCTTCAAAAAATAATTTAAAATTATTGGTTAACATATATTTGCCTTATGCTGATTATTTGTCATTTCAATTGATATATATGTTAGAAACTAACTATTTATCAGGAAACAAATAATGTCTAGATCAAAAAGAAAAGTTGTCTATAAAAACAAAAAACAAGAAATACCAAAACCAAACCACGCTTCTACAAGTCAAAATTTTCATTTTGAATTCATGAATCAAGCTCAAAGATTGGCTTGGGGTGCTTTTGATCAACATGATGTTTTATTTTTACTTGGCCCTGCTGGATGTGGCAAGACGCAATTATCTTGTGCTTTTGCTATAAGTGAAATCTTAGCATTAAAAAGAAAGAAAATAATTCTAACCAGACCAGTTGTTGAAGCTGGAGAAAGCCTTGGTTTTTTGCCTGGAGGCATAGAAGAGAAGTTAAATCCTTATATGATGCCAATGTATGACTGTATGGAGACTTGTCTTGGCAAAGACGGACCACAAAGAGAAATAATAAATAAATCAATGGAAATTGCACCTATAGCTTTTTGCCGTGGCAGAACCTTTAAAGATTCTGTTTGCATATTTGATGAAGCTCAAAATGCAACTAAAACACAAATTAAACTATTTATGACTAGATTTGGACATAATAGCAAAATGATTATCACGGGAGACCCAGATCAAAGTGATATAAATGGAGGCAATTCATCGTTATTAGAAATAGCCAATAAAATGGAAGAACTAAAGGGAGTTGCTGTCATAAGGTTCAAGGCTTGCTCAATCGTAAGACATCCCTTGATTGCTGGAATATTAGATAAGTTTGAAGAAATGAATGTAAGGAAATGATCTATAACTACGAAGCTACTGGTGGCATTGCGATATATGGAGATGGTGATGAATCTAATGCATATAAAGGTTCAGGATATTTAACTATTTATGGATCATCAATTTGTGTTTGTCGTCCAAAATATGTATCGGATGGATTTATAAATGCTACAAATACTACATCTTCATTATATAATTTTAATATAGATTTTTTATATAGTTTCTCATACGATATTAATCAATCGTTTGAAGCATCTTATGATTTTTCTTATAATGTTGGCGAATTGCCATTAAGAACATTCAGAGTTACTGGTCGTCAATATTATAATTCTGATTATATACCATTTTGTGGAATACCAAATGGTTTAAATAGAATGTTTCAAGAACTAATTGCAAGAAATTTGCAAGAAGTTTGTCAATTTCTAAGCGATGTTAATTGGACTTGGCCAATTGAAACCATAGAAAGATCTGTTCATCCAATTGAATCTTTTTTTGCAATTGGATCTACTGGCATAGCAACAAATGGCGAATTTGTTCCAACATCTCAATGCTTTGAACCTGTTCCATTTTCTCAAATACCACAATGTTTACAATTTACCGTTTTACCAACACCAACAGTGAAAATGGGAGTTTCTACAAGTGTACTTAAAATGAATGTTTTTGCTGCCACTGGAGGTATTGTAATTGGCGGAAGTGTCAAATTAACATCTTCGTATGTTGGGTCTGGAATAATTTTATTGTCTGGTTCGGCAGAATTTTCAAATAATTACTTCGGCTACATTGGATCTGGAGATTCTTTAATTTATGGGGAATCTGAACTTGTGTATTCGTATCGAACATTTGAAGGAAGTGGAAATATAATTGTAGGAGGCAATCCAGAAATTATAAGTCCTAGTTGGAGATATAATGGATCGGGAAGTATCGTTGTTTCTAATGATGCTTTGGTGCGATTCAAATTAAGTTTTGTTTCTACTGGAAAAAGCGATACATATCCGACTTATGCTGGGATAATTATTTATGGGGAAGCAGAATATCCCATATTGCAAAATGCTAATGGTGTAGTTTTAGTTAGTGGGATATCCATTTCAGGTACGCCATATATTTGGAACTATGCAGAAGGCAATGCTTTTATTTTTGGCACCGCTTCAATTGTGTCGCCATATTTTTATTATGAATCTGATGGAGCAATTACAGTAGGTGGTTCCATATTTGTAAAGGTCGCTTCGTATGCCTATGAAGCAGATTCTGGTTTCATTTTGATTGATGGAACAGGCGAGGCTAGAGATTCTTCTTTGGGAGATTTCTGGTACACAACAATATTATCTCCAATATTGCTAGAGGAATCTTCTTTGTCATTTTTGTCAGGCTATAAATATAAAGGAAGCGGAATAATTGATCTTTCTGGAACTATTGCATCATCATTATTCTTTGCAGATAATATTGGTATGGGTATGGCTGTAGAAATTAGTAATTTTGAAGTAAGTTTTTCAGAATCTGTGGATCAAGTAATGATTCCGATATCCGAAACAATTAATACAGCGTGTGGTTTGTGTGATGCAATTCCAAAATTACTTTATTTAAAGCATAATTTTGACAAGGCCACGGTACTAAAGAAATTTTTAGATAACAATGGATTTTCATTAAGTGAAAACATTGAAATGTTTTACAGTGCAAGAACAGAATCTTGGCAGAGATCATTTTCTTTTACAGGCATAGGAAGTACAAATGTTGCCGAAAAATGGCAGATTAACATTGAGTGGTCTTGTGTTAATTATTTTGGAGAAAATGAACTAAGTTCTAATCTTTGGAAATTTTCATTGTATGTAAACAAGACAAATCTTGTAACTGGTGACGATGTCGATAGTAGAATTTTAGCCTATTTTCCATCAGAGGATATATGTGTTAGTGCAAGTTCGTATGGTCTTGATTTTACTATTAATGTTCATTTTAGAGATAATTTCGTAATAAATAATTTTAATGTTGTTGTTGATAATTTTACAATATATGATAGTATAGGTTTGTTTAATGGAACATACTGGGATGCCAACACTCTTAATTGCAGAATTTTAGAGAAACTTACATTGTTAGATGTTTCGGTAATCGATATTACTTCAATCAGACCACAGGCACCAACACAGTTTTATTTGTAAAAAAAATGCAAAATTTAATTTTTGATATAATCGTTTTGTTTTTTCTTATTTTAAATACGATAATTTTATTTTATCTTAGTAGCTTTTTGGTCAGATTGAGAGAAGAGCAAAAGGGTTTTTTTATTGATGTTTTAAATGTATTAGGGCAAACAGAAAATTCTTTACAAAACGCAGAAGCAGATGTTCCTCTGACGAAAAATTGGGATCAAAAATATGAAGAAGAACTTAATGAGGTTTTAAGAAGAAGTAGGCAACAAAATGGGTTGGTGGATCTGGATCAATAATGATAATAAATTTTAAAGATTTTTCGTCATCCAGAAGATTCGGAATTGAAATCGAATTGTCAAATAATTTATCTAAGAAAAAAATAAAAGAAATTATAAATGAAAATTCTAATCGTGGTGTTAAAGTTTCTAGATATGCCGTATCTTACGACAATAAAAATTGGCATGTAAAAACCGATGGAAGTTGTGGCCCTAGAGGTTCTGATGGCCCAAATGGAGTAGAAATAGCAACCTTTGTTTGCTCTTCGTTAAAAGATCTGCATCATATTTTGAAAATAGTTAAAAAAATAAAAGATCATGGCGGAATAGTTAATGACAATTGTGGTCTTCATATTCATGCGGATGCTATAGATTTGGATGAAGAATCTGTTGGAAGAATCTTAATGTATTGGCTTACAATAGAGCCAATACTTATGTTTGCCCTCCCAATAAGAAGATGGGATAACAAATATTGTCAAAATTTAAAACCAAAATTCGATTTCAATTTAATTCCTTACCAGTATAAAAATTATGGTTATAGGGGAGTTTTTAATATATACAGGCCACAGATAGATGATCATATGGCAAGAAGAAAAAATTTAAATTTAGTTAATTTTTATAATGCTTTGCGATTAAAAACGAATTTAAGAAAGACTTTAGAGTTACGATGGCCAGAAGGCTCTTTAGATTGCGAAGATATAAAAAATTGGGTTCTTATGTTTGTAAGCTTCATAGATAATGTGAAAAAAAAAGATTTTTCATATATAAAAAATTTAGATAAAAACAACATTATATCCTTAAATGATTTGTTTGATATAATTGGATTTGGTCACGACAATAATTTTTCAATTTTTGATTCAAATATTTATAAAACAAAAATATGGTTATTGAATAGATTTGCAAATAGCGAAAGTATATGTGGATGTCCTAGAATTTTGGAATTTTTTCATCTTAGTGATTTGCAAAAATCAATTAAAAATCAAGCTCAAACTATATTAGATAAGATATCAATAAATCAGAGGTATAACAATGTGTAATTTGTTGTTTGTTTTTGCGTTACTTTTAGGTTTTGATCCACCTCCCATTGAAGATCCATTAATCAAAAATTTGGTTTGGAATAGATATATTACAACCAATTTTACGATTTTGAGCATTGACAATGATCAAGGTTATTGGATGAAAAATAATTTAGAAGATATTAAAATATGGTGTTTAACAAGATGGGGATTTTCAGACATCAAATTTTCCAAAGAATGTAGGATATTTTGCGTTCCAGATAAAAACCTGCTTAAAAAATTGTTTAATCTTGATTCGTCAAAAATTGAAATTAGAAAAAAAAATGATGAAATAGAAATAACGGCAATGTGGTTGGTATTAGACGATAAGCCATCAAAAGTTTTGCCTATTTATTTAACTGAAATTATTCTTGCTGAATTTGAATCATCAAATCTAGTTAAGTTACCCTTATGGTCTAAAAAAGGAATGAGTAGCTTAAATGGAATGATTGATGATATTAAATTGGATTTGTCAAATTTAAGTAATGTCAAGATTTATGACATTCAAACAATTTTAAATATGAATGAACAGCAATTTGTTAAATTGGGCCAAGACAAGCAGAAATTATTCATTAATCAGTCTGTGGCATTGTGTCTTCTTTTGAGGAAAGAATTTGGAGAATTGAAACTCCATAGCTTTTTAAAAACATCATTTCAAAGTGGCTCTAATGAATCTGTAAAGAAAGTTCTTGGTTTTAAAGATTATTCTGATTTTGAAAAAACCTATGTTCGTTATATTAATGGTCTGTCTAAAGATATAACAAACAAAGTAACTCCTGATTCCTATTTGCAAATTAAAAAAACTGAGAGGTAAAAATGTTTAGTTTAATTATTTGGTCATTTTTTGGATTAGTTACTGGATGTATTGCCAAAGCTATTCACCCTGGTGATGATCCTTTGGGTTGTTTGCCGACAATTCTTATTGGCGTGGCTGGATCGTTTATTGGCGGAATGATCAATTGGCTTTTGGATTTTGGCAATGCTCCATATGAACCTTCTGGTTTTATTATGTCTATATTGGGTGGTGTCGTATGTTGTGTTGCATTTAGATTTTATGTATTAAAGAAATCTCCATCTGGCCCAAGAGATTTCTTTACTGGGAAAAAGATCAATGATTGATGATGAAATCATCGCATCTTTAAAAAAAAGATATTCAGAAGTGCATCCTTTGATTTTTCAAAGATCTATTGAGCATGCATCATCTGCTGGAAATCTTTTTGATATTTTAGATACTATGCCAAAATATTATCCTATTTATTGGAATGAAAAGTCTAAATGTTGGATGCATACTGATGACTTTACATTTCAAAAAGAATTTTTTGAGGGAATAAAATGAACAATGTAGTTTTTATTTTTTTTGTTTTGCTTTTTTCGAATCCGCAACAAATCAACAAAGATAATTATGTCTTGGAGATTTTACTCAATAAAGATGTTGTAAAGCATGATTATATTGATGCAATACTTCCAAATGCCGATCTCGTAAAGGTACCAGTACTAAATAATCTAATACCAGTGATTTATATTCATTCATTAAATGAAAATAGCAAAAAATTAGTTTGTGATTATAACGACAAAGATTGTTTGTTGCACACAAATCAGAAGTTTATTTTATTTTCAAAAAATAAAATAATTGAAAATAAGATACAAACTAAAAATAATGAAGAAAGCTTTTTGGAAAGATTTTCTTTAATTCAAAATGAAATTAACAAGTTAAAAACACTAAATAAACATATCGAAAGCAACGATGCAATAAAAGATTTTTCAAAAAATATAGAGGAACTTAAAGCCATGTTATTAGACATTAACAAAAAAAATGAAGTTCTGATGCAATGTATAGAAAAATCACAAACAAAAGAAGAATATAAAGAAATCAAATCGATGATATCTAACATCAAAATTGAACTTAAAAGTATTCAAGATAAAATTAATTTAAATTTTCAGAAAAAAGAAGACATTTTAAATCCAAGCTTGCCAATAATTGATAAGGAATTAGTTCCTAGTGAAAATAATTGAAGAGTTTTTAAATCGAAATAATTTGAATGATATACCTATTGTTCAACATTGCGATAATGCTTTTTTTATATTAAAATCAGTTTTTATGACAGAATCAAATAATTATATTTTGATTGATATAAAATGGAACGATAAGCAAAAAGGCCCAGGCAATTATATAATTCAATTTAAATCATTTAAAAAATTCAACACTGATTGGTACGAATTTTTAAAAAATAAAAATTACATAGATAGAAATTTAATTTATAAAACCTTATCAAGTCATATTGTTGAATATGATGATTATGAAAATTTTATTTTTAATTATTTCGATTCACTTTCGTTGAATTATTCAAGTTATATTACGCCATCAAATCAGCAAGATGCTTATTTTATGATGTGGGAATCGTTTGTGTATCTGTTTGATTCGTATTTTATATATGAGAATTCCGAAGTGAAAGAAATTTTATGGGAAAGTCTTGATGTGAATAATATTGCAGATAATAGAATTAAAAATATAGATAAAATTTTAAAGATATTATATAATAAATTCTATTCCCTTTATTGCGTGTGGAATGCAGATATGCTTGATATGGCAAACAACTATGCTAATTGGATTGACAAATTATTTCATAATCTTAATTTGAAAAAAATGATTCATATTTAACCTTTGAGGCTTAATGAAAGCTAAATTTGGAGAAATTAAAAATATTAATTTTGTATATCAACCACCTCCAGTTGGTCAATTTGCATTAGAGCCAGAAGCATTTAAGCCTATAGTTTGGGATCATTGCAGAGAGCAATTTTTAGGAAAAATGACATCTGAAATAAAAGGTTTTTATTTTTCTCATTATCATGAAAAAAGCGAAGATGTTGCAAGTTTTGTTATTAAATTCGAAAATATTTTGGCAGTTTCACATGAAAATTTTATTTTTTCTAATTTCAATAAGACTGATAAGGATAATATTTTGTGGATATCTCCTTCAAGTTTTTGGTTTGATTGCATGTTGAAAAAATCTCTTTTTACCTTAATGCTTAGAGCATCTATAAATTATGATATGAAAATTGATAATTTTGAAAATTGTTTTTTTGGAGAATTCCAAGAAAACAAACTTATAAAAGAAACAAAAATCGCACTCATTAGATTCATGTATGGGTTTACAAAATATACTGGAAAGCTCCCAGAAAATTTAACAAATTCTAATTCTACACTTATAAGACATGGATGGCACTCTGAATTTAATTTTGTTAATTATCATGAAATAAAAAATAAATTGATTTCGCCTTCTCAATCATTAAGTGATAATTATTTTGGATTTGATTTTCTATGGAATTAACATCAAGTAACTTTGCCATTTTGAGTCATGGAAAATGGAGAATTGTTTTTTGGGTTCCTTGGGGAAATCCATCTTTTCAACAGTTGACTATTAGCAAAAAAGAAAAATCAAATTATAATCTTATTTTTTGTAATGTTGAAGAAAACATCGACATTGCACAACAATTCAATGTTTTCTTTTATCCTACAACCATTTTTATAATCAATGGAATAGAACAAAGAAGGATAGTCGGTTTATCTAAAAAATAAAAAATTAATTAATTTTTAAAACCATAAAGATAAATAGATTAAACTTAAAGATTAATAGGATAATATGAAATTTAGTGAATGGCTAGAATTGCGTGAAGAAAAAGATGCTTGTTACCACAAGGTAAAAAGCAGATATGATGTTTTTCCCAGTGCTTATGCTAGTGGTGCGCTAGTCAAATGTCGTAAAGTTGGTGCTTCTAATTGGGGCAATTCCAAAAAAAAATCAAATATGAATGAAGACACTTTTAAAGCAGAAAAAGAAAAAGGTCTTCATGGATGGTTTAGCAGAAATAAAGGTAAAGGTTGGATTGATTGTAAAGCCAGTAAAAAAGGGAACCTTGTTCCTTGTGGCCGTAAAAAAGCTGGCAAAGGTACTGAAAGAAAATATCCAGCTTGCAGACCAACATTATCAGCATGTACAAAAACTGGCGTTAAAAGAAAGAAAACTAGTAAACCAATTTCTTGGAAAAAAGAAAAATAATTTAATTGTTGAAAATTTATCTTTTTGTTATCATTCGTAATTACTTGATTTACGAGGATAATAAATGTGGTTTTTTACTGCCGACTTGCATTTGAATCATAGTAACATCATCAAGTATTGCAATAGGCCATTTTGTTCAAAAATCGAACAAGATATGCTTGATTTAGTAAACAAAAAAGTAATTCCAATTTCCGATGTTGTAATAAGCAAAGAATCTACTGATTTAATGACTGATTCGATTATCGATTCGATAAATTCTGTTGTTTCAAGAAAAGATAATTTAGTTATTATTGGAGATTTTTGTCACACAAAGAATAAAGATAGAGATTTAGATATTAAGAAATTAAGAGATAGAATCAATTGTTTTAATGTGTATTTAATACTTGGAAATCATGATGATCGTAAATACATGAGTAAATATTTCACTTGCTATGATCAATATACATTTAAAATTGATGGACAAGTTGTTTTTACCTTTCATTATCCTTGTAGATCATGGGATAAAAAATCTTATGGCTCTTGGATGCTTTATGGTCATACACATGGCTTTCTCTCTCCAGAAGATGATGGAATGGTACTTGAATGTGATGCTAAATTATATAGAGATAGTTTTGCATCTATCTTAAATGTTTCTCAAAATGATGATACTGTAAATCGTTTGATTGATGTCATTTCTTTATCTAAAGGCAACAATCTAACCATGGATGTTGGTGTTGATAATTTAAGGCCAAATATTTCATTTGGAACACCTTGGAGCATGGATGAAATATCAAATGTCATGAAAGCTAAAACAGATAGAAATAATAATTTGCAAAACCTGTTGAAGAATTTTAAAAACTTTGGTACTATTCAAAAATAGGAGATAACAATGAAAAGCAAATTAAACATCATGGATAGAAGCGGTATCGTAAACTGTTTGGGTTGGTGCAATAAACAATTTCGTAGCCCTGATAAGTTTACGATTAGATTTTGCTCAAAGTGTTCTGAGAGAAAAGAAAGTGAAGTTAAAAAAAATGGCACTAATTCTAAATCAGTAGCATTGGATTCTTATCATGATGATTAATCTTTTGTTTTGCTTTATAGTATTTTATGCTGATAAAGATAAAGCAATTGATCTTCCATTTTTGAAAGCAGATGCGATCAGTTCAAATCATGTCTTGATTAATTATAACTGTATCGACAAATTGATCAAATCAAAAGGATTTATACCAGTATATTGGAAGGATGAGTATGTTGGCCTTGGCATGGTTAGCTCGATTGATAAAGATGGTTGGGTTTATTCCAAGGTTTATTTGATTAAAAAAATTGACGAAGAATATTATTTGAGAGCAAATTATAAAGTCGTAAATTCAAAATTCAATCAAGATGGCTGCTATTGGCAGATCAATGATTGTTATGTGACTAAATTTGTTTTCATAAAAAATGGCAGTAGGTTTGACCAATGAACAACAAGTGTTGTGTTTATGTTTTAAATGAAAATCCAATTTACAATGCTATGTTTAGTGTTTCTGTTAGAACATTTAGAAAGCACAATCCAAAAATCCCAATTACTTTATTTTATGTAAATGACCTAAATAAAGATTCTTGGGAACAAACAAATAAGTTATTTAAAGATATATCTCCAGAATATACGAAAAGGTTTATGTTATTTCGCCAAGAAGACATTTTCAGCCTTGTTAAAAGTTTGGACATAAATCTTATAGAAATTAATGATCTTCCATACAAATCACAAAATTATGTTTCCATACAAAGGTGCATATTTGAGAATTATGATTTTGATGACGCAATTCTTTTAGATGTAGACACATTCTGTTTCAGATCAATTGATTTCATTTTCGAAAAATATTCTAATTATGAATTTGTAGCTTGTCCTTTAGTTGGGATTAACAATGGAACTATTTCTAAGCAAAAAATGCGATTTATCTATTTTAATGGTGACAATTTAGAGAAACAAACATTAATGCCATTTAATTCTGGCGTAGTTTTTTGGAAGGGTAATTTACTAAAAGAATACGGAAAGCAGGTTTTGCAGTATTGTAATAATCTACTGTACAAAAAACACCCAATGTCAGATATGATGTATGCGTTACGAGAAGATGGAAGAAATAGAGAAGAAGTTGCATGTAATCTTTTTGTTCTTGAAAATAAAATAAAAAATTCATTTTTTGATACTGAAGATGTTTCTGTATTTGAATACAGTCAAGACCTAGCTATACTTCACTCAACAAGCAGTGCATTCCCTTATTTGTTCTCTAAATTGGCTTTTGAAGGTAAGTTGGTCGAAAACTAATTCTCACCAAAAGACACACTTTTAAAATCAAAATAGGCTTTAAAAGGTTATATATTTTAGTAGTTTACTTTTGCAAAAGGAGAAAAATTATGGCTACTTATACTGTAGAATTATCACCAGCTTTGGTGAATCTTGGAACTGAAGGGTCTTTGGATACATCTGTTACTGGTGGTAACTCAATTCAACGATCCGTTCATGGGATTTATTTTCATTCAGGCGGTGAGTTTAAAATGGCAGGTCGCATTTTAGATGGTGGAACTTTCACCGATACTGTTGCAACCGTTGCCGATCTTGATTTTATTGTTTAATCTTAATTTTAAGATTATATGCAAAAAGAAGCCTATTACAATAATGTTGTGGTGGGCTTCTTTAAATTAAGGCTAAGTATGATATCTGTAGTGATACCAGTATGTAATACTAATTCTTTTTGGCTAAAAGAAGCCGTTGATTCTATTTTGAATCAAACATTTAAAAAAATAGAAGTAATTATTGTGGATAATGGATCAAATTCCAAAGACACAAAAAGTTTATTAGGTTATTTTCACAAAAACAACAATATAAAAGTAATTCATCTTAAACATAATTTTGGCATTTCTTTTGGTTGCAATAAAGGGATACAAGAATCACAATTCGATTTGATCGCAAGAATGGATGCAGATGATTTTTCTCTTCCAAAAAGACTTTTTAAGCAATTTGATTATTTGCAAAGAAATCCAAATGTTGATTTGGTTGGAAGTAATCTTACATTTATGGTCGCAAATAATACAAGATGGATACTAAAGAACAAAACAGATCATCCTCATATAATCACTAAAAAAATCGCCAATTCAAGCCTTTGGTTTATAAACCATCCAACAGTTTTGTTTAAAAAAAAATCTGTATTAGATGTTGGTGGGTATGACGAATCTCCAAATTGTATAGTTGAGGATTATGAACTTTGGATTAGAATGCTGCAAAACGATAAGATATTGCACAATATGCCAGAATCCTTACTTTATTACAGGCAACACGATAAGAGCTATACAAAAAGTTTTCGTGTAAATCAAAAACTATGGCAAATTCAAATACAGAAAAAATTATTTGAATACACTGATTTTAAACAATATAAAAGAATTACTATTTTATAAAAGAACTAGAGGTATCAAATTATGTCTGATGAGTTTAACATTAAGCAAATTTTTGCAATTAGCATTGCTGTTGTGTGTTTGGTAATTATTTACGCTGTCATATTAACCTTGCCAGTTTGGTGGTTGTGGAATTCTTTAATACCAGAAATAACACAAGGAAGATTGACCGAAATTACTTTTACACAGGCACTTAAAATGAATTTATTATTTGGTTTTTGTTTTAGGATATGGTTTCCTTATACAAAAAAATAGAAATTCATTTTACTTTCGTTTAAGTGTTTGGTATATTGTTTGTGGTTAGTTTGTTTCCTACTTTTTTTCAAAGGAGTGAAAGATGAAGTATCTTTCAGTTTTGGTTTTGGCAGTTGCTTTTAGTGTAAGTTCCGCTGAAGCAGGATGTCGTGGCGGTTTGCTTGGTGGCAAGTTGCGAAGTAAGTCATGTGGTTCTTCTTGCAAGACCACAACTTCTTGCAAGACTACAACTTCTGGTTGTGGAGCAAAACTGCTTCATGGTCGTAGCTCTTGTGGCTCTAGTGGGTGTTCTACCGAACCTGCTAAAGCAGCAGAGGCTCCAAAGGGTGCAGAAAAGCCAAAAGTCGTTGCACCTAGCACTAAGTAATTTTTGTTGTTAAAAATTGTCAAACCAAGGAGTGTTGAAAAACGCTCCTTTTTTTTTGTTTCATGCATAAATAATATATGAAAGATTTTTCGTTTAAAAACTGGTTTAAAATCAATGAAGGTAAAACATCTGGAAAAACTGGTTTGTACCCTCTAGGGTATGGAGGCATTGGACTTTACCCATTGCAAACATATTTGCCTAGTTCTGCTGATGCTCTTTTGTATATTAGTTTGGACAATAGGCTTTACGATAACGGTGATGGCCCTCCATTTAGTATTAAGCACATACCAGGAGAGCCAAAGAATTATGGCGATGGCAATAATGGCACTAAAGCCCCATTTGATATAAGACATATATCAGGACCAGAGCCAATTAAGAAGTTTTATACAGCAAAGGATAACTATCCTTTTTCAATAACTCATATTAAAAAATAATTATCTTTTTTCGAACAAAAAAGTAATATTTTGATCTTGATTAGAAATCCAAATAACATCTTTATTGCTCTCATTTTGCGACTTCCCAGCATGAATGGTTTCCATGTTAGAAAATTGATTTTGATAAGATTTTGGAATTAAGGATAATGCGGCATCCAATTCAATTCTTTGGCTTGTTTCTTTCAAGTTTGGGAATTGATCATTGTTGTATGTTCCTATAAAGGCATAATCGCCTTCTGGTGCTTCTACAGCTTGTCTAAAGCTCATCCATTCATAAAAATTTGTCAACATAATGTGCCTTCTCTTATAATAAAAAACAATTGCTTACTTAGTTATTGCGAGGAATATATTTAAATGAATAAAATTATGAAAATTTCCGATTCTAGATGGGCAAAAACACCAGAAAAGAAGAAGAAAATTAGCCAAGATAGAAAGTATATTTGGCTAGATACTGAAAATAATTGGGAAGAAGTAGAGATTCGCAAATTTGAAACATCTCCATCTTATGGCGAATTAACCATAAAATCTCCATGGGAAGGATCATGTGATAAAAAGCCTTGGGAATATAAAGCAACAGCGGTCATACCTTGCTTGAATACATCAGAAACATTGAGGACTTGCATTGAGTTGTTGCGATTGCAAACAGAAAGACCATACATCATGATCATTGATACTGGAAGTAGAAGCGATCATTTGGATAGTGTATTGGATCTTCGAGATGAGGATGTAGAGGTTCATACAATTGCTTTGAACGGAGTTATGCATCCAAGTGATTACCCAGCCATGGCTATGGATTTGGCTATGACATTATGTAGAACTCCATATTTGTTTGCCACACATGCCGATGTATTTTTAAAGCGTAATGATTTTATAGATTATTTATTGAATATATGTAATGAGAAAACTCCAGTCGTAGGCTATGAAATAACTCCAAGAAAGCATGATGATTGGAGAGGTATGATTTCACACACTGCAAGCATGTATCACATGAAAACCATGGATAAAATTGGTTTTGCGTGGAGTTTGCGTAGACTTTGTAATGAATATAATATTGTTGATTACAAGCCAGATCCAATGAGACCAAACTGGCCAGATACAGAAATACTTGGTAATTACATATTAAGAAAAAATAATATTGAAACAATTATAATTGGACATGAAGAAAATGAAAAAAGAACCAATGATTCCAATATAGATCACTTTAGAAGTTACACATCTGGAAAAATGTATAGTCCTCCTCATTTTAAGAAAACTAAAGAATGGTTTGAAGATGCCATGAAATTGGCAAGAATTAGAATTAAAGAATGGTCTAATTGTGATTTAAAATTATAGATACAATATGATACAAAATAGAAAAGTTTTAGTTTTAAACAAGTCGTGGCGACCAATTACTATTCTAACGCTTGAAAAAGCTCTAATAAAATTATTCAGTGAACATAAAGATGGTGAGCCAAAAGCTATAATTGTAGATTGTGCCAACGGATTTCAAACTCTTACTTGGGAAGATTGGTCTAAAGTAAGACCACAAGACGATGAAGAAAAGCTTAGAAGTGTAAATGCATCATTCAGAATACCATCAGTTATTCAGCTTACAAGATACGATAAAGTTCCAGCAAAAAAAGTTCATTATTGTAGAAAGACAATTTACAAAAGAGACGAATACAAGTGCCAATATTGTGGTCAGAAGCCTAGCACAGAAGAATTATCTATAGATCATGTTATTCCTAGAAGTCATGGCGGTTTGACCACTTGGGAAAATTGCGTTTTAGCTTGTGTAAAGTGTAACACCAAAAAAGCGAATAGAAATCCGTTACAAGCCAATATGAAACTTTTAAAAGTACCTAAGAAGCCTAAAATGAATGCTTTGAGATGTGATTATAAAATAAAAGATTGGGAAAGTTTTTTAGGTGTGGCTTATTGGATGATCGAATTAGATAATGATAACGATGAAAAATAGATTCACGCCTTTAATTCAAAGTCAATAAACTCTACTTCTAATTTTTCTAATAAGTTTTTATCTATTTTGGTGAACTTTTTAATTCTTTCTAAAACAACTTGGTTTTTAAGAAATGACACTTCTATTGATTTGGTGTAAATCTTATGGTTTAAAACTTTTAAATTTGATTCTTCAAAAAATCTTTTATATGAATCCATATCATCGGTTATTTTTCTTGTGAATTTATTGGATACACCTAGAGTTCCCAATTCATCATCTGAAAATATGAGATGCAAGAAAGCTTTGTTCATTTGTTGTGATAGGTGTGTTCCATTTCTTGATAGCCATGGATGACAACGAACAAACATTCTTCCTGTTTCTTTAGAAAGCATTTTTGCTAATTGTTTAATCCAGAAAACTGGCTTTTCTAAATGATCAATAACATCATTTAGAATGATAATATCAAATGGAGCTATCTGTTGGGCGACACGGAAATTGTCTGTGAAAATTACATTTGGGTCTAAAAGATTGGTGTCTGTAGACTGACAATCATCTAATTTGAAAGCAACAACAGTTTTGGCTCCAAATTTACTTTTTAACAATGATGATAAATCACAATCACAACATCCAAATTCTAATATATTTTTATTTTTAACTGGTGTAGAAATTAATTCTCCAAATAATTTCATACTTTTTTGAGATTGTGTAAGTTTTGGACTTTCGGCTTCTGGCCAAGTATCTTTTTTGATTTCGTACCTTAAATCAGTCAATTCTTTCAGCTTATCTTCTTTTGATAAAGATCTAATACCAAGCGTATCAGTATCAAGAAACTTGGTGAAAAACTTAATCATATGTTCACAAGCTTTAATATATTGCTTTATTTGTTCTCTATTTTCCATTTTTTGTTCCTTTGTTTCTCTACTATTAAATAGTATAATGGAGAACAAAAATGATTGATGGATTTGAAAAACAGATATACATTGGGATTGTTTTTGATATACATGATTTCACATATAATAAAGATTCTGGTCTTAAATTCATAAAAAAAACATTTATGGATTTTTTTTCAAATATTGGAAGCAGTTCAAAGCTTTATGTTTCTGGGAATTCCAAATTACCGACTACTCATGGAGAAAGTGTAGCTCAATTAAATTCTTATCAGATAAAGGACAATGATTTGTTTGAAAAATCATTTAGAGATACTTTATTTGGTGTTGGATCTCAAGAGGGTTGCAAAAAAATTATTTTTGTTTGTACCAATAAATTCAAACCTAATAACACCTATGCGTACAAAAACATTTTAAGAATGAATGAAGATAAAAATTTTAATTGTTCCGTTCATGTCCTTGAATTTTCCAAAAACTCGAAAGAACTTCAAGAAGCTGTAGAAGATAAAAAATCAAATTATTATTGCATTTTAGAAATGAATTATTTTAATTCTATTTTGAAAGATATTACAAAGGAAATTAAAAATGGATGATTTAGAAACAGAAGAAAAAGAGAAGGTTACAAAATATGATATTGCAATGGATGGTTTTTCTAGCATAGATCCAAGAAATATGAAATCTGTAGAAATCATCATTCCTTTTTACAATACTTATTCGTCTGTTGCCAAATTGTTAGAAGCAATTTTTTCGACTATAAGAACAAATAGGTATCAAGTGACATTGGTTGATGATGGTTCAAAAAATAAATCATTCATAAAAGATTTATCTAAGAAGAAAATTGCTGGCCTTAATTGCTTGCAAAAAGAAGAAAACCAAGGATTTGGTGCTGCTGTAAATTACGCATTAAAAAATTCAAATAATCCATGGATTCCATATGTGTGTATCCTGCATTCCGATGTCCTTCCAGATGATACAAATTGGCTGACAAATATTGGATCGTGTTTGCAAAGATTAAAATCTCAAAATGTAAAGATGGTATCTGCCAGAAGTAATTGCTTCAATGATGATCTTAGGCATCTTGAGACGAAAAAAGAACAAAAGTCAGAGGATTATATTTTGAACATTAATGAATATCTTCCAATGTTTTGTTCAATTTGTCATAGGGATTTGTTTAAGTTTTCCGGTTATTTTCAAGAGTACAAGTATGCTGGATGTGAATCACAAGAATATGCATTGACGATGAATAAAAATGGTTTTAAACAAGCCATAGCTGGAAATAGCTGGATTCATCATGATGGCAAAGGAACTATAAATACATTGTCACCAAAATCGAAAGAAATTTTGCGAAAAGACCATGATGTTTTTAAAGATTCTTTAAATAAATATTTATCAACTCTAAATATTGTTGTCTGAATTTCGCTTCTCATTTTATAAAATGGAGGAATCATGTTTCGTTGCAAAAAGAGTGATTCGACATATACTAATGTTACTTGGAGATTTTTTTACCCCCAGTGTAGCAGAGCAAACATTGCTTCTGGTACATGCAATGGTCGTGCTGGTGCTTATGTAGCAGCAGTTACAGTTTGTGGCCAATCTTTGTTCGCATAATCAAAATATATATTTTGATAAGGCAGCAGGTAATCCTGCTGCCTTTTTTTGTTTTGATTAAGACTTGTTTTTATTTAAAATTTAAATTATAGTAATTAAAGATCAATTTATTTTTTCAAGGAAGATATGAAATGCTGATATTATCGAGAAAAATCAATGAGAGTCTTGTGATAAACAATAATATTATTATTACTGTTGTGGAGGTTGGTAGGGGCAAAGTTAGAATAGGTATAGAAGCCCCAAGTGAAATACCTGTCCATAGGCAAGAAGTTTATGATGCTATAAAATTAGGTGAAATAGATGTCAAAGGCAAGAAGCTGTCCAAATTGTAAAAAGTTTTTGAAAGATCGTGATTATTCGATTGATAATGATTTCAATGTTATTTGCAATCATTGTAATGATTTTGTTTTTAGAGCAAAAGAATCAAAAGAATCAAAAGAATTTAATCCAACCAATGACTTTTCCGAAAAATTTAACGCCAACAAAATGTAAATTTAATCATCAATTTTACTTTCGTTGATAACGAGGTAAATTGAACCTATGAAGTTAATTATTCTAATTTAAGTCTAAATTAATCATAATTCTATTTCATTTTTTAAAAATATGAAGTTTGGTTAATTTGGATAATTTGGGTCATATGGTTTACGAAAAAATTATTTAAATTGTTGTCGTAAACCTGTTGACAGGGATTTTAATTTCTGATATTTTTCGCCTTGGAATGGAAGTCATCATCTCATTAAGGAGTTTGTCTATGTCTTTTGATTTGCCCGAAAGTGTTAAAAATCTTCATGGAACTTTGTTTTTGGTGCCTTTCAATCTGATTGAGGTTCCCGAAGCCGATCAATCAGCAGGTAATTATCAATTTTATAATCCTAGATTGATAACCGAATCTGGCCAGAATGATCTTATTGATGCAGATCTTTCAAAGATTTTGAAAGAGGATATTAAAAATAAAACCATGATGGTTCCTTTGATTTGTCGCTATATCCATGAAACCAAATCAATCCAATTGGTTGGTGGAGATAGGAGATATCGTGCGTTGTCGCAACTAATACAAAAACATGAAATGGTTAGAGATCCATCTTGTATTGTTGAGGGCGATAATGGAAAAGAAGAATATGCTTGGAAGGTTGCTGACGAAGTTTATAAAGATGTAATATGTCAGATTTATAATGCCGATAGCGATCTTGATGCTTTAGCATATTCATATTCGGAAAATGCTTGCCGTAAGAATTTAAATGATGGTCATGATGTTGCCTTGCTGATGGAATTGCGTAAATTCAAGGCCACAGATGATCAAATTTTGAGCATTCTTCAAAAAAACAAGCTTTGGCTTCGTGATACTGATCACCTCGTAAAAAAGCTTGATCCTTCTACTTTAAACGACTTGCTTGAAGGCAGAATAAATAGGCTTGCTGCGATAAAGTTAGCAGAAATTGACGATGTTGAAGAAAGAAGTCAAATTCGTGAAACTGCGAATGAAATTGCAGAAAGTAGAAATGAACAGAAAACCATGCGTGATGCTCGAAGATTGAATAGGGCTACTAAGGAAAAGCAAATTGCCGAAGTAGAAATTCAATTGGCAGATCAAAACGATGAAATTGAGATCGAAATTGCACAGGCTAATTTGGATGTGGCCAATTTAAAGGTTTCAGATGCTGTTTCTCGTCAGCGTGAAAATAAAAACTCAACCAAAGGAAAGGATATTGATGCCGCTTCAAAACTGGTAAATGGTGAGGATGCTGAAGAATCCAAACCAAAGGCTTTAAAGCAGCAAATAATAGAAGAAAATTATATTCGATATCTTACCAAGGTTTATAAAAATGATGCAAATTGTCTTGAAGAAGACCCTTTGTTCTGCATACCTAAGCAAGTTCCCAAGAAAGATGTTGTAATGGTTGCCATTAGAATAGCCAAAGCTATACATGATGGCGAAGAAAATTGTTACAAAGTCTTGAAAAAGTGTTTTTCTAAGCAAGATAAGAAGTAAAAATTCTTTATTTTGTAAAAACCCCATCTTTATGATGGGGTTTTTTCTTTTCCAGCATAAATATTATTGAGATGATTTATGTCTGTCCTAATTGCGGTCAAAGTCTATCCCATCCACTAGTGGATGGAATTTGCATTTGCACTTCTTGTTCTAATTTATTTGATTCTAGCAATCAATCAAGACTGTTATCGGCAGCTTGGATTGCCAGAAAAAAGAACTACACTGTCGAAAAATTAAAAAGCAAACTATCCTTATCCGAATCTGAAGCAGATTTGATTTCTGATAAAGTTATCGTGGAATCGTATTCGCATGAAGAATTTTTAAAGTATTTGCAAAAAATCAAAATTTCTAATCGTTGCTATCTATAATTGATCGATCTAACTCAGATCGTAGAACAGTTATGTCTTTGTCGGCTTCAATTCCAATGCGTACTCTATTTTTGTTGTCAATCCTAACAATGGTTATCTTTATGTCAGGCATATCAGGACATTTTAGTATAATCTTTTCATCTTTTTTTCTACTAAGTACAAGCATGTTTAATTCCTTTTATTACGAATGTTAATTACGATTTACAGCTTATTGATAAAAGAGCTTGTATGACTATTTTTTAATCGTATAAATAATTTTTATTAAATCTCTTTACGATGATAAAACATTTCAGTAAGTTAAATTGTAGACAAATGATCGTAAAGATTTAGTCATTGCTTTAAGATCAATTACAAAAATGACTTTGTTTATGGAGTTCATGATGTCAGTTAACACACTGGAGAGAATCGCTGCTCTCAAACAACAGCGAGAATTTATTGATGGTCTTATTTCCAAGCTTGAAGAAGTTACAGTTTTTGAAAGTAGATTGGCATCTCTTTCAAATGGATCTTCAACAACGGCAGTTTTATCGATTTCGACATCGCAAGTTTTGGAATCTTGCAATCAAGAAGATAATTCACTTGCTCCTAAGCACAATAAGGCAAAAAAAGAAATTGTCGCAAAAAATGACAAGCCTATGTCTTTGGGTTCTTTAGTATGTAAAATTATACATGAATCAAAGGAGCCAATATCTTTGAAAGAAGTAGCTGGTGTAGCTCAAAAACTTGGCTACAAGAGCGATGCTAAAAACTTTGCCAATAATGTTTATCAAGCAGTAAACAAATTGGTTAAGGCAAAAGACCTTAAGCAAAAAAGAGATAATGGCGAAATCTTGTATTTTGCAGTATAGGTGTAACATGCAAAAAGACACTGTCGGAAATAAAAGCAAAATCGTTAGGCAAATATTGCAAGAAATTGGAGCCGTATCAGAAAATCCACCAAAAGATTGGAAGGACACAATGATACAAAGGCTTAAGGATTTAAATATTGACATAAAAAAAGTTAATATTTATGCTATACGCTCCAAAGAGATTGGAAAATTAAATCAGGAAGAAAACAATTCAATTGATTTGCAAAATTATGGTTCGATTTTGATTGAGCTTCGAAGTTTTGCCCAAAAGGTTGGCGGAATTGATAAACTGCTTGAATTTATCAATTTGTTAAAAGAATTGAAAAATTAATTCACATATTAATTTTAAAAAAGCGTAGATTTTTCTACGCTTTTTTTTTATAATTGGTGTATGAATGATGTCATATTTAGAATCGAAAGATACAGTCAAAAGATTCTAGCAGAGTTGGATTGCATGTCAAATTACCAATATGTTTCCAAAGACATTTTGATAATTGTCCACAATCAGCTTTTTTATCTTAAAAAATGTGTCGAATCAATTAGAAAAAATACAAAAAATTATCAAATTTATATTTGGAATAATAATTCAGATCAAGAAACAAAAAGTTGGATAGAAAGTCAAAAAGACATAATTTGTTCTCATCATGATCAAAATATTGGTTTCATCAAGCCAAACAATGAATTGATGAAAATTTCTAAAAATCCATATGCAATTTTATTGAATTCTGATACCGAAGTGTTGCCAAACTGGGATAAGGCAATGATTGGTCAAATTCAACAATATGGCTATGCACAAGTTGGATATCTTGGTGGAAAAATAAACGAATCTGGTAAAGGAACAATTTTTAATTTTGGCAGCGATATTGATTACATTTGTGGTTGGTGCTTTTGTATTCCTAGATTTATTTATGAAAAATATGGTTTGTTTGACGAAGAACATTTACAGTTTGCCTATTGTGAAGACAGTGATTTTTCTTTAAGACTGACAGAATTCAAGGAAAGAATTTACGCTTTACATCTTGGATTGGTAACACATCATGAAAATAAAACGATTAAAGAAGTCATGAAAACTATTGATTGTGAGTCTAGCTTTACTCATAATCATGAAATTATAAAAAAAAGATGGTCTCATAGATTTTTAAAATCTTAAATATTGCTTGATGTTAAGGTTCATGGTATAATATTTTTTTATTTCACGGAGGATTGTTGAATGTCTAAAGTTTTTTATTGTGAGTTTTGCGAAAAGAATGATGCTGTTATTATTGAGGGTGCATCATTGGCAAGGCCGAGAAATGGAAGAAAAAAAGGTGATAGGGCTTACATTTGTTCGAATTGTATAAATTTAATGCATGTATCTTTGTCCACTGCAAACCCCGATGATTTTAAAAAGTCATCAAAATTAAAAAAAGAAATTCAATTTTCTGAAAAGATTAGTCCTAAAAAGGTTGTCGAATTTTTAGATCAACATGTTATAGGTCAAGATCGAGCAAAAAAACTGTTGGCAATTGCTGTTTGTAACCATTATAAACGCATAAACGATAAGACCAATCAATCGAAAATTCCAAAAAAACTTCAAGATGTAACGATAGAAAAATCCAACATCTTATTTTTAGGGCCGACAGGTTGTGGAAAAACATTACTCGCAAAAACCTTGGCCAAATTTCTTGGAGTTCCATTTGCTATCGGAGATGCCACAGTCCTTACCCAAGCTGGATATGTTGGAGAAGATGTTGAAAATCTTATAGTTAAACTTCTTCGTGAAACAAATTATGATGTTGATAAGGCACAAATGGGAATTATTTACATCGATGAGATAGACAAAATAGCCAAAACATCAAAGAATATGTCGATAACAAGAGATGTGAGTGGAGAAGGAGTTCAGCAATCACTTCTTAAAATAATAGAGGGAACAGTTTGTAATGTTCCGCCCCAAGGAGGAAGAAAGCATCCAGAGCAACATTTTATACAAGTCGATACATCAAACATACTTTTTATATGTGGCGGAACTTTTGTTGGTATTGAAGATACAATCAGAAGAAGAATTGGAAAAAGTAAAATTGGATTTGTAAATTCAACAGGTGTTGAAAATTCAGATCATGAAATTCTTAAAAGCGTCACTGATGAAGATTTTATACAATATGGAATGATTCCTGAATTCGTAGGAAGATTGCCAATACAAGTTGCTTTGGATCATATGACTGAAAGCCATTTAATTTCAATTTTGACTGAACCTAAAAATTCAATTTTAAAACAATATCAAAAATTATTTTTTTATGATGATATTGATTTGAAATTTACCGATGGAGCAATAAAAGAAATTGCAAATGTGGCTTTTAAAAAGGGAACAGGGGCAAGAGCTTTAAGGTCGGTTGTGGAAAATTTCATGAGCGACATAATGTTCAACGCTTCCGACAATGACTCTAATTCAATTACAATTGATGAAATGTTAATTAAAAAGGTTTGAAAAACACAACAGAACAAGTGGTACAAAAATATGAAAATATATAGTATTTATATAAAAAATAAGTCTTATGATTGGATGAATCAATACAAGGATGAAGGTCATGAGATTGCCATTCTTGGTGTTGAACCTTTGATTTCAGAAATCGAAGGAATACCAACAATAGTGGATGACATTTACAAGACACTAAGTTTTACAAAAGATCCTGTGATATTAACAGATTCGTATAAAGATATAAAAAATATTGACTTTAAAGATAGGATTATTGTCAATGAGGTTTTTCAAGAAGATAAAAAATTATTGGTTTTTCCAATAGTAAACATTTTAAAACAAGTTTATTTCTATGAATATTTTCAAGAAAGGCTTGTTTATGATGTTGGTTTTATATTTGCACCTCAAATGTTTTGGGAGCAGGTTCGTAGAATATACGCCAAATGGCTCGTTCATGATTTTATAGAAAACAAAAATTATAATCATGAGTTAATTTGTAATTTTTGTTTATCTTTTTATGAACATAAAGTAAGTCTCATTGAAAGGTAGCAAATTATGGAAGATTATCATTTGATTTTTGTTTATGGAACCTTAAAAAATGGCCATTCAAGGCATTATATTTTGGAAGAACAAAGATACATAGGAATTGCTAAAACAATCGGGCAATATTTTATGTTTAAAACAATTTCGTATCCATGTTTGGTCGAGTCGAAAGATAAATTCGCTGGTAAAAAAATATATGGGGAATTATACGAAGTAGATACAGAATGTTTGCGTGTTTTAGATGATATTGAAGGGGTGGAATACAATGTTTTTCAAAGGCGTGAAATTCTATTGGATGAAATCACAATTGTAAATTTGCCACTTTTTAATGAAACTCTTACTAAATTATACAGGAAGACTGCCGAAGCTTATTTTTATCAAAAAGATGTAAGCGGGTGCAAAGAAGCTGGATTTTTTTGGCCCATAAGGTGATTGATGGAAATTTTACTAACAATTCTTATAGCATTATTCATATTTGGTTTATCGATTGGATATTTGTTACTTTCAATTCTAATGACAGAAAATAGAAAACTTAGAAACTATCAGCAAAAAACATTGCAAGAGTATTTAGAATTGGCGACTATGGATCAGTTTTTTGAAGAAATTAAAAATCGTGAAACACCTTTAATTATAATAAAAACATCTACTAATGGAATATTAGTAGATTGCTTTAATATACCGCCAGCTTTATCTATAAGTATACTAGAATCATCTGCCGATCTTGTACGAAATAAAATAAAAAAGGAAATGGAAGATTTGTAATAGATTTATCTTGCAATATTAAAATTTATAAATTAAAATAAATCATGTTTATTTTTATAATTTAGAGGTCTAAAAATGCAAGCGATTGAAGAAAGGAAAGAATCTATATTAAAGACAAACTTAAAGTATTTTCATCATGTTGATTTTGATAAAAAGATTACAAGTAAAAAAATATTAGGCGATATACCAGACAAACATAAATTCGATTTGGAATCAAAGAAAGTTTTAAATCTTAGAAATACAAACAAACAACCAGAAATGAGACCTTGTTACGAAGAGCCTCTTCTAACGAGGGAACAAGAATATCATCTTTTTAAACAACTTAATTTTCTCAAATTCAAAGCTAAAAATTTAATTGAAAAATTGAATTGCAAAAAATCAATCAAAACAAAAATAGAAAAAATAGAAAATCTCCAAATTAAAATATATGATTTGCGTAACAAGATAGCAAGTTCTAATTTTCGTTTGGCAACACACATTTTGAAAAACGATTTTAAAAGTTATAGAGAAAAACGCAATCTGGATAACTATTTGTCAGATGCTTATATGGATGTGATAAAATCTGTTGATTATTTCAATTACACTCTTGGAAATAAGTTTAGTACATATTGTGTTTGGGTTCTCCGTAAAAACTTCTTCAGAATGATTAATCTTAAAAAAAATAAAAAAAATGAATTTTATAGTATTGACGATAATCAAACAGAAATTCAAAATTCGGCAGAAATATTCCTTACATCAGAAGTGCATCAAAAAGAAAATGCAATATTTATCAATCGTGTTATTGAAACTGCAAAAAAAAGACTTAATACAAGAGATATCAATAGGCAGATTTTAATCATTGAGCATTATTTTGGAATTAATGGAAAAGAAAGAAAAAATCTTGAAGAAATAAGCGGTTTATTGGAAATAACGAAGGAAAGAGTAAGGCAGTTAAAAGAGAAATTTTTGATTTCTATGCGTGAAACTGTAAGGAACACGGATTGTAAAAATGTACTCTAATAAAACAGAAATTGAATATTCAAGCTCCAAAGATTGGGGCGAAGATGCGATTGTTAAGATAAAAGAATCTGAAATAAATTATTTGAAGTATAAAAATCTTTATTCAAAAAAAGATAAAAAAGACAAGTATTTATTTGCTGCCAATATACAAATCCCAGAAAGTATAAATTTACCAAACATATTTATACTTGAAAAATGGCAAAGGCCAAGAATATGGATTACAGGAAGAGGTAAGAAAATTGAAATTGCTGAGGATGATGCATATGATAATTTTCAAAAAATAAAATCTTGTAATCATGATTTTTACAATGAAAGTCAAAATGATTTGGTTGGCGATGGCATTTGTAGAAAATGTAAGGTTTTTGTTCAGGAATATTTTATAAATCAAGATATTAGAAAATCAAAGTATGAGTCTTTAGAATTACATAAAGATGATGTGTTTTTTGGAAACATCCCATTAAAAAATCATTTGTACTCCATGACACAGGAGGCTGCATATGATATAAATTTAAAACCAAATGAAAAAGTAGATTTAATGTGCGCTGGATGGTTACACCATTCAAATGGACAGCTACATTCAAATGATTGTGTCGAAAATATTTTGAAATATTTCTACTTAGAACCTAAAAAAATGTACGAATCTTTAATTCTTCAATATTATGATTTGGTAGATAACATTAAAATCCTTGTTCAATTGAATAACAATCATGAAAAGTTAAATAAAATAAACGAGGATGCAAAAGTTTTACTCCGAGAAATGGAACAAAAAAGTTTGCCAAATGCTTATTTTTTGCAGTCTTGGATATTAATGGCAGACCAAACACTTCTTATTTCTGCGAATAATTTTTGAAAAATATATTTTCCCCACCTTACTTTTAAATTTATTTCCATATAGTGACCTTAGCGATGGCAATGGGCCAGAGCAACAAATGGTTATAATATGAGGTAATGTATCATGGCTAAAAAAGCCACAAAGTCTGTGTCTGTATCCAAATCTTCTACTACAGAATCTGTAGCAAGTGTTTTAGAATCTTTAGTTGCATCTCTCCCTCCAATCACCCCAACAGTAAAGGGCAAGGCTTCTAAGTGGAAAATATCCCTAGACGAAGAAGCACAAGAGGTGTTTACTCGTTGGATTTCTGCAAAAATTGTAGCTGAACCAGTTATGCAGCGATTAGAAAATTCAAAAGACATTTTGAATGAAATATGTCTACAAGAATTTTGTATAAAATATTTTGAATCTAGATCAAGACCTTCTAATCCCCAACTACAAACTGAAAAAAATAACACTGTTGACCATACCGCAAGTTGGTTGTTTACCGATAAATTTAAGGTAAAGCTCCCAGAAGTTGCTGAGGGACTTGATGCAAAAAGTGTTTATATTTCGGCATTTACTGATTCTGGCCTACATCCGCATGATGCCGAATCTTTGGTAAATAACGAATTAATTTTAAATCCAGTAATTGGTGTTCGCCCTATTACTGATCTATTGACTGGTCATTATGGAAGTGGTAGGGAATTTGTGCCAGCGACTGAGATTGAAAAATCTGCTGGTAAAAAGCTAGCTATATTTTTAACGGCATCTGGAAAGACAACGATTGAAGGTCTTACCGATGATGAAAAGATCGCTCTTATTCATCGTGATTCTGGTGTCACTGTTAGGGATGGATTTTTGGAAAGGGTCTGTGCATACGCAAAGAGTGTGGATCAATTGATCGCAATCTTTAATTTAATCAGACCAGTATCTTATCCCGCATATCCAAAGTTTGCGGTTGGCGATAATCCAGTCGAACAAAGCAATCGAAAAATTGCTGCTGCTGCTGATATTCTTGGTACAAACGCAGATTAATTTTTGAACGAATAAGAATCACAAGTCATCTTGATTTGTGATTCTTATCAAAAATATATTTATGTAATTTTACATTGATGGGAATCGTATGAAAATTCTTGAAAATACTTTATCTTTAGAAATAGACATTTGGGAAGACCCTGGTGATTATCCATCGAATGCAGGGCAATTTCCTTTGCCTAGTAGTTACCAATTAGAAGATATTACAGGACATTTAATTATTCAAATTGAGCCATCTGATCGAGAAATGGATGGTTGGCATGAACAGGGAATAGAACTCAATTTGTGCATGATGATGGAAGATCATAAAATTACTGTTCAAGGTGTTAGAATTACTAGTTGGCAGTTGCATCCAGAAATGGATTTAAAAGCAGATTATACAATTCTAGACACATGGAAGATTATTCCTTACGAGTGGGATGATTCTGATTTTTCGCCATAATGTTCTTTTCTATGACAATTCGCACATAGCAATATACATTTTGATATTTCATTCATTATATGTTCAAGACTACATCTGGAGCTTGATACTTTGCTTATTTCAAATTTTTTATCAGACAGGTGATGAAAATCTAGTGCGACTGGATTTGATTCTTTGCATATCTTGCATTTATTGATTGATTTGAAATTGTTTATTTTTTCACGATTGTTTATGGTTTTATTTTCCTTTTTGTCGTGATGTTCTTTCCTGTGACAATTCGCACACAAAACTATACATTTGGACATCTCATCCACTATTTTTTTTAGGTTATATCCAGAAGAGATACCAGCACGAATTCCAAATTTTTTATCAGACAGGTGATGAAAATCTAGTGCGACTGGATTTGATTCTTTGCATATCTTGCATTTATTGGTTGATTTAAAATTGGCCACTTCTTTGTAGATTTCAACTTTTCTTTTTTTTATTTGTTTTTTTCTATTTTCCTTGTTCATATCATACCAATCTTTATGATATTTTTTTTGATACTTTTTATAATCTTCTTTATCTTTGTATGGCATTATATTTCACCAAAAAGTTATTTGTTTAATTTTAAGATTCCATAAAAATAAAAACAAATATTTTTATTGTTATTATTTTCTCTTATAATTTGTCTGTAGGAGAATTTTCATGACTAAGATAAATTTGTCTTCTGGAGAAGGATACAAAGTATACAAGCAGTGCTTTGATGCTGATAATATCTATTTGCAACTTGAAGAAGTCGAGGTTTTGAAAAATGACACTAATCATGTGGTCATTATTCCTGTATGGATGTGGGAAAATATCAGAAAGGTTTCTTTGCCTATTGATGTCGATCTTGTTGTTATGACTGAGGAAGAAATTCAAAAAAAAGCAAGTGAAGAGGTGGATATTAGAATTAGAGAGCTTAGTTTGTTTGGCGGGGAAGATAATATGGCCAAGCTTATAAAAATGGAGAATTATGCAATTTTTGGAGATGTGAGAGAATCTAAGGAAAATCAAATAAAAAAGGGAATAAGTTACTATCTCAAACAAAGAGACAAGCAAAAAAATATTTTAAGAAAAATAAATTTTAATTCACAGCCATGATAAAATTGAAACGAAATGATGGTAAAGTATATTTGCGGTTTATGCATCTTGGTGATATAATTACAAGTTTTAATATTTTGTATAATTTGGCTATACAAGAAGGCATAAAGATAGGAATTTTGGGAGAAAGTCCTGAAATTTATTCTCAGCTTTTTAAAATATTTAATTATAATGGTCACATTTATTTGAGTAATTATTTCCATCCTTGGAAACCTGAATTTAATACTGTTTCTTTTGAAAATTATCTTCCTTATTCTTATTTGAATATATGCTTTGGACTTAGTACGCTTAAAAAAATTAAATTGAAAAAATTTATCTTACCTGACACATTTCATGGCGTTAAAGAAAAAAAAGACTTTTTATGTTTTCATTTTTTGTGTAGATCAGTAGAAGCTAGAAAAAGTTTTACGAATAATGATGTAAGAAATGCTTTTAGGGCATTTGAGAAGAAAAAATCAATATGCATAGGTGGAACAGAAACAAAAACTTATATAAAAGACCGTGAGTGTTTTTTTTCTGATTTGATCAATCTATCAAAAAAACTAATGGAATCTTCTGGTTTTTTTGGAATAGATAGTGGAATGTCTCATTTGGCCGGAACTCTTAAAGTAGATGGCGATATTATAATTCAGGCTAAATATGATGATTTTTTCAATAATGTTAAAAATTCTTTTAGCTACATGTATCCAACATTTAAAATGCATTCGAAAAAAAGCCTAGAACAAAAATTACAATCACTTTAAGGTTGAAATTTTTTTAAATTTTGTTTTATAATTTCTATTATAGAATAGGTAGGCTTTTATAAAGGATGGATTTCATGAGCTTAGATAAAATTATTCAGAATTTTGAAGATATTCTGACACAACTTAAAAAACTTGCTTTAATTTCTAATGATCAAAAAATAGAAAATATCTCGGAAATAGAAAAAAAATCTGATTTTGATGTTTTGAAATCACTTCTTATGTCAGAAGAATGGCCTCAAGCTGCCCCTGATTTTTTAATATGTGAAGAGAACGAACAAGATAAAATTGATAGGGCCGAAGGTATTATTTCTTATTTAAGTCAGGATTTAAGAGATAAAAGCTTTTTGGATTTTGGATGTGGCGAAGGACATGTTGCACTTAATGCCTCTACATCTGGGGCGACTAAGTCTCATGGTTATGATATTTTGAAAAGTGGCAATTTAAATTGGGAAGAAAAAAAAGAAAGCTTTTTATTGACAAGTGACTTTGAAAAAATTAAAAAAAATGCTCCTTACGATTTTGTTTTGCTTTATGATGTTTTAGATCATACCGAAAACCCAGTTGAAGTTTTAAATAAAATTCGTCAAATCGTTGATGATAATTCAAAAATATTTGTTCGTTGCCATCCTTTTTCATCAAGGCATGGAACTCATTTGTACAGAAAGTTAAATAAAGCTTATGTTCAATTAGTTTTTACAGATGAAGAGTTGACGGAGCTTGGTCTTATTGGTGATATAAAACAGAAGACTTATTTTCCAATTAACGAAAACAATAAATGGTTTGATGGTGCTAGGTTTAAGGTCGTTAGTCAAGATGGTGTTAAAACTCTAGTTGAAGATTTCTTCAAAGACAACAAATTGGTGTCATCAAGAATAACTAGGGATGACTACAGCAAAGCATTCCCAGAACACCAGATGGCACAAGTGTTTAATGATTATGTACTTCAGATATTGCCTTAAGGAAGATAATGGAAAAGTATTTGCCTGTGGTGAAAAAGGAAACGACATTTTCATTAATTGGAAATTTGCAAAACGCTGATGATGTTTTGTATATTGAAAATAAACTTAAAGAAATAGAAGAAGTAAATCCAATTATAAGCACATGGATTAGGTCGTTTTCTAAAATAAATAAAAACAAATTGATTACAGCCTATTGTGGTCTTATGGTCTATGAGCTTTTATACAGTCAGGCCGAAGCAGATCATATGAATGAAGAGTTTCAATGAAATATGAAATTAAGGCGAGTATAAAATGGACAATAAAAAGCGGTGAATCTAAAGAATTTGTTCAACAAAAAGCATTTGATGAATTAACCAATGCCATTCGTGATTTGCATTTTCCAAATATTGATTTAGAAATAAAAGTCGAAGAATTAAAAAATAATATAGAAATTCAAAGGATCAAGGAATATTCTTGGTCTTTTATATTAGATAAATTAAAAAAAACAAACAATAATTTTAAAGTTTCATTTCAAGGTAAAGAGTACATTGTAAAGATGAACTCGCAGAGATACTTTCTATTTAGAGAAAACAATAAATGTGTTTGTTGTGGCATTGAAGGCACAAAGGTCATATTAGAAAAAAACTTGAATGATGTTACTCCTCATTTTAATCTTTATGCTAAAAGTCAAGATGGCCTTGTCCTCTTGACTAAAGATCACATTACACCTAAGTGTGTGGGAGGAACAGATAGACATTCAAATTATCAAACTATGTGTTCAATATGCAATGGATTAAAAGGACATTCAAATATTTCAATTGAAAATTTGCACAACATAAGAAAAATTTATGAAAAAAATAAATACGGAGATAAAAAGGTATTGCATAATCTCATAGACGCAGAAAAAATGAAACTTTCTACCAAAATCAACACACAAGAATATCAATCTCAAAATTACATAAAAAGCTTATCCAAAGATGCCATCAAAACAAGATGTGATTTATCAGTGTATAAAGATAAAGAAAAATATATTGCAATTTCAATGTATGATAGTCCAAAAAAAAATCTACATTATATTGGAAATATAAGAAGAGGAATTTATTTAGAGCCTCTTTTCTCTTATAAGAAAAAATATGAATGTCAAATTTATAACAATATGGTCATATCTATACATAAAAGCCTATTAAGGCACAAATAATTTGGGGGATATATGGAATCATGGGAAAAAGAACTTGAAAATGAAATATTAAATAAATCAAAAAAAATTATCGTAAAGAAAAAAAGTAATTTTTTTTTATACTTTGTAATTATTGCACTTTCTTTTATGTCAATTGGACTTCTCTTTAAAAAAAATGAAAAATTTAGATATTTTATTGTTGAACATTTTAAAATTAAAAGTAACAAAAAACCAATTGGAGATGAATCTGTCACTGGTACAATTGTAAATAAAGATGAATCTATCACTGGCAGAATTATAAATATCGAAGCAGAATTGAAAAAAAATTCTCAAAGAATAAACAACTTGGGAATAGGCTTTAATGAAAATTTTTCCATAATAGAAAAAAACAACCAAGAAAAAAACTTCATTTTCTTAAATCACGATTGGTCTTTGAATAGAAAGCCAGAAAATATAACTGTAAATCCAGAAGATCAGTCTTTCATTGATCGAAATATTAAAAATCAATAGCTTTTATATTTTTTATCTGGTACGAAATCAGTCACACCAATAAGATCACTAATGCAAGTAGCCAAGTAATCACTAAATAACATGCACATTTCTTTATCTGATCTTAATTCATGTGCTATTTCTAATTGTAATGCCTGTACGCTATTGTCAAAATTCCATTTGCGAAATAATTGATTCATATTGTTCCTTGACCATCCACTAAAAGGACCTCCAGATTTGCCTTCGTATGCATTAATTCCAAAACTTAAAAGTCTATGCATAAAGAAATCTTTTCTCCAAATATCCATACTGTAGCTTGCTGGATTGCCCTCTCCATAGCCAATGACCATATCGATCTTATCATTTATTTTACTTCTATGCTTATTGCTCATTCCATGAATGTTATAAAGAAAAACTGTATCACCAAGGGCTTTTGCTTTTTTTGTAAATTTAAGCATAGGTTCTAGTATTTCTTCATCAACAACTTCTGTGTGGCAATGATCAACATTGTTACAATCAGCTTTATCTCTGATGCAGTCAACTGTGTCTGCTCTTTCCCATCCTTTGTTTATGACCGCAAATGCAGATATTTGCCTCGCAATGTTTTCTGCGATAATTGCAGTGTTTTCATCATTGCCTTGAAATCCATGAGGAGCAAAAATAACTACTGGTATTTGGCCTTCAATTAAACTTACTCTTTCCATTAAACTTCCTTATATTCCACTTTTATAGTTTTTATGCCGTGATCTTTGGCACTTTCTAATTCTTCATCTTTATCGTCATAATGCAATTTTACATTTAATTTTTTTAAAATTGGGCCTTTTGGCTCATGGTTGGTGAAAAATATTTTCTCAATTGGTATTTGATGTTTTTTTAAGAATTTAATTATAGTAGTACGATTTGGTTGATTTTCTTGCCACCATTCCTCTGATTCATGCTCATGATTCCTTGCGGTTACTATTATGCATGTACAGCCTTCACGATGGTAATTTTTGAGAATTTTAACAATTTCTTCATTTGGAACGCCATATTTTAAGCATAAAGTATCGTCAAAGTCAAAGCTTATTATATCTGGCTGTTCCCACTCAAAAAAATGAATAATGTTCATGGCTTTATTTATAAGTTTTTAAAATCAATTTGTCAAAAATTTTTATCATTAGGATAAATTTCTTGAAATAAATTGGCAGCAACAACGAACAACTATATGTAAGGGTAAAAGATCAGGTTGAGTTTCGGACAAATCTTTTTACCTTATGTTTGTAGTCGGTAAACAATCACAACAAGAAAGGTTGGTTGAAGCAGCAATGAGTTACAAATATAATATTCTTTCTGAGGAAAATAAGTCTTTCATAAAAGAAAAGATAAAGAAAAGCTCAGAATTAATGAAAAAATGGTCATCTTTTTATCCTCGTAAGGAAAAAGTAGCTTTCAGATGGTCAGTACTAAGCGATAAGCCAAACACTGATAAAATTCCAGAAAATTTAATTGCAGAATTTGAAAATGATCGCAAAACAATCTTAATTCCTAAAAAGGTAATATTCTCAGAATTAGGAAATAAGACTATCGAAGTTGCAGTTATTGAAGGACATATTCCTTTGCTGTACAAATGGTCATATGGCGATGCAGATATCATGCAAGAATTGTTTCTAAAGTCCATCTTTGCTCTTTATTACTTTACGGATGAAACTAAAGAAATAACTTCATTTTTGCGTAGGGTTGCTTCAAGATATAGATCGCACCATATCAATAAGAATCGTCTTATAGTTTCTCCTTCTAGGCATTATGTGCTTAAGAATATAGTTGAACAAAATATGCTTCAAAATCCAAATAAAACGAGAGAAGATGTTTTTGAGGATTTAAAACTTAACTCCAAACAAAGAAGAAATGTAAATAGTCATATCACAAAGTGTGTGGTTGAGAGCTTGTATGATTCTGATGGTCTAAGGTTTGATCCGGTTGCAAGGCAAAATGAATCGGAAGTTACATTTAATGTTTCTGAAATCGATAATTTGCCACTATCAGATTTAGAGCGTAAATGTATCATCGCTTCCCTTAATGGTAAGCATGGATGGAAGTCAGAACTTGCAAGATCATTGGTTAATCCTTCTACCAAAAGACCTTACTCAAAAATGACCATTACACATGCGTTTAAAACGGCTGTAAGTGTAATAAAAAAACATTGGAGTTTAAATGAGTAATAGTTTAGCTGTGGTTCCAATCATCAGAAAGAATGATAGTTGGATATTTCCTGAGTGGAATATCCAACTTGATTCTGAAATTTTTAAAATATTTATTGAACATTCAAAGGAAGTGTGCAATGATGGTATTTCATTAGTGATATCATCGGGAAAAATTCCTAATTACGATATGTTCATTAAGCTTATTTCCAAAAATGATAATTTCATATTGTATGCTACTGAATCTAATGTTATAAAACTTCCTGTAGAGTTGCAGGATAAACTTCCTAATATTGATTTTTTATATGTAACAGTGAAAGGTCTGAACTATGAATGAATTTAACCCTAGATCCAAAAAAAATAATGATTTTGAAGACAATAGAAATAAGCCTAAAGATCCATCATTTTCCATTAAGCATCGTGTTGATGTCGATTTAGATCTTAATCTGGCTTTAGACATTGGGGATTTTATTGTGGCTTGCAAATCTACTAATCCAGCTATTATGGCTTTTGGCTTACAGTTACAGAACTTAGTACCACCGAGTTGATTATGTTTGATTTTATTTTCACGGAAGAAAAAAATATTTTTAATTTTGCCCAGAAATTTAAAGAATATTGGTCATCGCACTCTAAATCAATTTCAACACCTTCTTTTTTAATATTTGGAAAGAAAGGTTCTCCGTCTTGTATTGTTTTTTCTAAAAATGATTATGAGATTGCATCAATTGTCAAACTGTTCAAAGTTGGTGCCTCAATAGATCAAGTGTGCATTTGTGTTGATGGAAATATCAATACAGAAAAAAAAGATTCGTCATTTTCGATTTTGTTTTATAACGACAATTCATTTGATGGAAAATGCTTTGATTATAAATGCGATAGTGATTACAAAATAACTTGGAATGATGAATCTCCAATCAATCTGGAAAATAAGAATTCATGGTTGTTAATACAAAGTATTATAAAATCAAAGCCAGAAGACCAAGATGACTCTGCTTTTTTGAACCGTATTGGATTCAGCGAAGATAGACAGTATTTGCACAATATTAGAAGTGTTTATTCTTTCGTGTCTTCCAAATATGATTTGTTTATCATTGACTTGATTTCGGCAAAACACCCTGATTGGTGTGACGCTTCAACGAAAATGAAAAAATTATGCAAATATCTTTTAGTTAACAAATTAATTTCTGATGAATGCTTTTTGCAACTTTTAGAAACAATGCCACTTCTTGGAACTGTAAAGTTTATTGATGGTGTGACTAGCATTGTTAAAGAAAATATTAAAAATTGCGATATTAATGTCATTATAAGTCCAGAACACTTTGCCGAAAACTTGCAAAGGAAAATATTTGATTTTAATTTTGATTTGTATAAATCTGATTTTTATTCTTGGTGACTATTAGTCTTCTTTACTGTTCGTGAAATGTTGGTATGGTATAATTATGGAGTTTATACTGTGAAAAAAAATAATCTTGAAATCAAAAAGAAGATTATGAATTTTTTAAATTCTATTATAAAATCAGCATCATCAAATGAAGAAGATGAAGTTAATGTAGCTATTGATTTGTTGGCATTAACTTTTGATTTTTTACCAGATGAAAGAAAGCAACAAATACTTGATTTTATAGGAGAAGAATACAAAGTTGTTCCTCCAAAGTTTTTTACAATTGACGAATTACCCTTTTAGAGAAATGAAAATGAAAAAAATAATTTTTGATACCTCAGATGGTGTTCATGTCGAAGCAGAGAGGTTGTCACCCAATTATCCTTGGGATGTTGCCCATGATTTTGGAGATTTTAGATTCTACGGAACTAAAGCAGAGATGCTTAGTGAGGTAGAAAAAGTATTGAAGATGATTATCGAAATAGACAAAAAGGCAGGGTACAATTAATGAAAATTAAACCAATATATAAAAAAATATTTGAAAGCGTATACATCAATTGGTGCTATATAGGAGAGGCAAAAAGAAAAGAATCTGATATGGAAACTAATATTCACACCAAAGTAACCTTTGACGAAGATACGAAAAGGATAGAATTGCTTGCTTGTCCATCGAGAAATGAAATTGTTGGAGGAGCAAGAGATGGCAAAACATTCTATTACAATTTTGCCTTCGATGTTGCTGGTTGTATCGAGAATCTAATATCAAAAAAGATTGAAATTCATAATATTTTATACGCATCTAAAAGTAAATCTTTAGAGTGCGATATGATTATATTTGTACTCAATTATAGAAAAGAAGAAGTGGTTCTGAAAGTTTTTTCTAGACCAGCTAAAGATATTGAAAAAATAAAGATAACACAAAACAAATTTAAGGACTGCTAATGAGTGTTTTAAATGAATTTGATAATAGTGATTACGAAAAAATTGGAGTAAGAACATTCTTTGTTTTGAAAAGAGACAATAGATGGATGTTTGAAAAAAATGGAGAATTTTATGATTTTGCACCAGCACAAATTACAGATATGGCATTATCTCCAGTGGTTGTTGGAACAGACAGATTGATAAATATAGGATGCAAGCTTAAAAAATTATCAGATTATAAAAATGGCTTTATTCTTTTGGTATCAGATAATTATTTTCCATCATGTGATGTTAAAATGATTTACAAAGAGCCATTGTATGATGGTTGGCTTTATGATGTCCATGAGGAAAATCTCAAAGGTATGATGTCTGATCAAGGGGCTTGGATTTGTCCTTATATAAAGTTTTATTACAAAGAACCACCTAAGAATTTATATTTAAAAATGGAATCAGTCACCAAAAACAGTACACCAATATAGACTTCCATCTTTTGCTGATGCGACACCAAATCCAACTTTGGAAAAACTTCTATTCAGGATATTTGCACGATGACCAGAAGAATTCATCCATGAATTTGTCACTTCATCCTCGTCTTCTTGATTCCAAGCTATGTTTTCACCAGCAGTATGATATTTACCCATTAAAACAGATATATCAGAATGAGTAAGGTTGTTTTTTTTAGCCATCCATTCAGCATGCTTTTGTGCGTAATTTATAAGAGTTTTATCTAAATCTAATCCAACCCTGCCTTTGTACTCTCTTTGTTTATTATGCAGCTTTAAGAGCTTTAGATTTGATTCGGAATATTCATTTTTATAATCTATATTTTGACTAGGTTTTTCTTCTACAGGATTTTGCTTTATTTTATTTGAATTATCATTAGTTGTTTTTGGGCAACCACATAAAAATAATGTAAAAAAAAAAGAAATTTTAAATAAACTATTGATAATTCGACTCCTATTTTAAATATTTTCAAGATCTTTAAGTTCATGCTGTTGTGCTATGTAGCTATTTCCGTGACCTAAATTACCCATTCTTTCTTCTTTTAAAAGCTCTTCACTTTTCATAAATCCTTTAAATGTATATGTTGGGAAAGTTCCTATCATCAAAGCGAACAAATCGACATTTTGTTTCTTCCATCTCACAGCAAGTAGTCTTCCTGTTAAATATCTTGTGCTTTTTACATCGACAGTTCTTCCATCACGCAGCACAGCATCGCCTTGATCTGTACCATCTATTGAAGATTTTACTTGTGCAGTTAGATCGGGATATACATTGAACATCTTACAAAACGCCAATTCAGATGAAACTCCTTCAAGATCAGTCTGCTCATTAGATTGATCGCCAATTTTAGAGTTTTTGACATTCATACTTCTTGAATTTTGATATCTTTTTTTGGCGATAGCCTTGCAGATTAACTGTTCGGTTGGATCAAGAGTTATTGTGACTCCTAATGCCACTGGATTTTCAAGTTCATTCATAATTTTCTCCTTTGAATGAAGAGATTTTAAATCATTTCTAATATTAAAGCAAGATCGATTGACAAATGAAACAAATCAAATTATTCTTATGAAAACAAACTCAAGGAGAATTATTATGTGTTCTTTATTTTCAGTTATATTTCTATTGTTGTCGCAAGATAAAATTGAAAACCCTATTGCTGTTGAGGTTTCAACTAAAAATTATTGGATTAAATTCAATGATTTGATCCATGAATTCAATAAAAAGACAAATTCAAAACCATCAATTGCAACTAATGAAATTAAATACACTATTGCAGAAATTAGAAAGATACCAACTAAAAATGTTGATATGAAAGTTCTTAAATATTCTGAAAAAAGAATAGGTTTTGCCGTAGATTATAGTGCCTTTTTAGATTCCATTGATATAGCAGATGATATCCAATACTATAAAACTGAATTTCCAATTAAGAAAAAAAGAGAAACATTCCAAGAAATGCAGAAAAGATATGAAATACTTTTCGACAAAAATAAGACTTTGGATGAAGAACAAAAAGAATTGCTTGCTTATTTGCAAGAAAAATACAAAATATTAGATAAATAATGTATGTTCAAATTGAATTTTAAAAATTACCTTATTGAAGATTTGTTGCAAGAAGTTTCGTTTAATTGGACTGATCCCATAACTGGGAAAACATATCCAGCGATGCAAGCACCACTTAATTCTGTCAAGTTGTCTAATTTTGGTACTGGTTTTGGATATCAATTTAAATCAAAAGAATATGATATTGAGCATTCTGACAATTATGAAGTTCAATTTGAAAATTTCGGCAGAAGATTATCGGCTGAAATTGCTAAGATATTTCTCGCAAAACTTTCAATCGATAAGAATTCTGATTTAGGTAAAAAAATTATTGATATATTTTTAAATAATCTAAAATCAATTTTCAAATTAGATTTATATAGCGAAAAAAGTAATTTTACTCCAAAATTTGGTAAATTTGAAGAAAGCGATCCATTATTTGTATATGCCAATGTGATTGTTGCAACCAGAAAGGTTATCGAGGAAAAGAATCCTGATGCGTTTTGGATATCTCCCAGTGATCAAGACCCAAGCTTAATATCAATATATGATAGATTTTACAAACATTATCTTCACACCCAATACGCTTTTGTTGGATCTGACTTTTATATAAAGAAAGAAAAAATTGATAGCATAATAAGAGATTCAAGAAAAATAGATCAATCTTTACCAGATAAACTCATTAAAATAATACAAGATGTAGATTTAGAAAAGAAATCTTATGTTTCTAAAATAAGAAAATTTAAAATGTCTCATAAAAATAAAGCATCTTCAATATCATAATTTATTTTAGAAATTTTAATTTGTAAATAGTTTGAAAAGTCAAACCCATAATCTCATCAAGTATATTATGCAAATGAGTGTCATCTTCATTTAAGTTTTTTCTATTCGATTTGATTACATTGGCAAAATCTTCAAGGTATTTGACAATATCTGATTCTTTTTCAATACTCATGCTTTCATACCCACTAATAATTCCATATTGGCCTTGGTATGTTTCAATGAATGTATCTGCTAAATCAAGTAGGTCGTTGTAAAAAGAATTTAAAGCTTTATGTTCGGCATAACTTTTTGTTTGTAAATGAGCAGTATGAGAGACTTGTCTTGCTTCAAATAATTTATAAACTAAGTCTTTAATTTTTCCGCTTGCCTTAAATTCATTAATACTTTTCATTATAACCTCTTGAGAATGCCTTGGTTAAATATATATACATTCATGAAATCGTTTTATCAATATATAAATGAATTGCGGTCTGTTTTATCAGATTTCAAGCCAGTGGCATTGCAAGGAAGTAAATGGCAATACGACTACCATTTCTATGCTTCTGAAAATGAAAAATATAAAATGAATTTTATAAGGCATCCAAGAGGAGTCAAAGACTTTCTATTCCAAAAAATGCCAGACTTATTCAAATATGAAAACAAATTTAAAGACGAATTAACAAGACCAACCTATGTTGTTTTTATGACATTAGAAGGTGCTAAAGATGAACTTTCTCCTAGTGGAAAAAGCATGAATCCATATAAAGTATATTCAGAAGCCTTGAAGTCAATAAAGACTGTAATAGACAAGGAAAATCCTGTTGCTTTAGAATTTAGCACTGAATTTGCATCTTTGAAAATTATGTATCATGATTTTTACAAAAGGTTTTCTAGTGAGTTTGGACTTGTAAAGTTAGGAACTTTTTACATCGATTATAAATTAATTGATAAGATTTTAATGTCTATACCAGAAAATTTAAAAGAAAAATTTATGGATCTGATCAAACAAGATTATGAAAAAAGTTCTTCTAACATTAAAAATTTAAAAAGAATAAAAAGAATTGGATTATGAAAGTAATCTGCAATTTTCCCTTTCTTTTTTTGCCACTACATCTTTAATTGTTTTGTACCAATTTTTGGCCGATTTTTCTATAGATCCAAACTCTTCATATATGCTATAATTATTATTTGTATATCTTTTTAAATTTTCTTTTCCTAATGAATGCATGATTTTTATAACTTCTATTAAATCTTTAACATCTCTTACAAAGAAAGAATTGTAACTATTGCACAATTCTTTTGTAAATCCGCAATCTGTATATATCAACGGAACTTTCATATAAGATGATTCGAATAAGGTTGTTGGCCCTCCTTCACTTCTTGACAATATACAAAAAGCATCCATGGCCAGATACCAATTTGCAACATCATCTTGATGACCGACAAACAAACAATTTCTTACATTCATATTTTTAAGTTTTTTTAAATCTTTTCCTCCACCAACAAAAACTGCTTTTATTTTTTCTGAATTTATTTTTTGAATTGCCTCCATAAGCCAAAATTGTCTTTTGTTTTCTCCAATTCTTGAAATCATACCAACTAAAAAATCATCATCGCCAAGACCCATTTTTTTTCTTTGCGAATCTCTAGTTTCTGTTGGCGTTAGTCTTATTTCATCAAATCCAGGGTAAATTACTGTATATGGTATATTGCCACACGAATTAAGTGCCGTTCTCTTTGATGTCGCAATGCAATGTGTAATATAGCTTGAATTATTGGAAACTATATTAGGCTCTTCGCTGCACACGAACAATATGCAAACTTTTGGTTTTGGAATATCTAGATTATTTAATTGGATGTCTCCCCAAAATAAAATTATATCTTCATTTTCAATTGCTTTAGTTATTTCGTTTTTTCCACCAAGATATACAGGATGAGGAAATGTTTCGCAAAATTCTTTATCATAAAAATTTCTATCGATGCATAAACTTTGTCTGAATTGCAAATCGCCTTGAAACATCTCATGTGATGAAATGCTTCTTAAAAGGATTTCAGCACCACCATTCCTTAAAAATTTGCGACCTATGTGTGTTATGTATTTCATCGCAGTCCATTATCAGTTTGACAGTGACTCATTTATTTCTGTACAATATGCATGATTATTTTGATTTGATCAAGAGGAGATTTTTAAATTGGAAATTAGATTATTTAGAAAATCAGATTTAAACAAAGGATTCATGGATTGCCTTAAGGTTTTGGGAGAAATATATTCTGAATCTAGTGATATTTCTCAAATTTTAAAACATAGAAGCAAATGTGGAATTAAAACTTTTGTTGTTGAATGCGATAATAGGATTGTAGCTACAGCCAGTTTGTTGTTAGAATCTAAATTTCGTTATAAAGAAAAGTGTGGTCACATTGAAGATGTTTGCGTGGCCGAAGACTTTCAAAGAAAAGGAATTGGAAAAATTTTATTAGATTATGTTATTCTTCAAGCCAAACGAGAGACTTGCTATAAATTAGTTCTTTCTACCGATCAAAAAAATATTGGATTTTATAAAAATCTAGGTTTTTTCCAACATGAGTTAAATTTTCGATTAGATTTGAGGAAATAAATATGAACTGGATGACACCGATATTGGCATTGAGTGGAATTGCTGTTGGTATATGGGCAGTAATTAGATATTTGATTTTAGTAGAAATAAGAATCGACAATAACACATTCAGAACTCTTTATGACATTTGCAAAGATGAAAAAAAATTTATAATTGATGAAGAGTTTTTTACCGAGATAAGACATCCGGTAGTTTACAGGGCTTTTTGTTTCAATAAAAATTTCCCATGGTTTTACATTAGTCATTACGAGAGATTGCTTCAAGCTGGATTTCAAGGCAAGGACTTAGTTACTTCTATAATGTGTACTCGCTGGAATTACAAAAATATAAAAACTTTTTTAGAAGTTAGTCTCAAGGAATTGCAAATTAATTTGTTTGGTGTACCAGTTAGAATAGCAACTCCATGGAACACAGATAAAATTGGAGCTATTAAATACGCCAATAATCCTATATTCCCAGAAAGTTTATGGAAAGACTTTGATGATGAGATAGGAAATATATTGTTGAACAACTCTAAAACAGGAGCTATTTTGTATGGTGAACCAGGTAATGGAAAAACTTCTTATGTAAAATACCTTGCGGTTAAACATAATTTGCCAATAACAATTATCACATTCGTTCCCGAATTTACGAATATAGACATCATGTTCATGTTTTCTCAGATATCATCAGGTACGATTGTTCTTTTGGAAGATTTTGATAATTACTTTGATGGCAGAAAGTGCATCATAGGAGAAGGCAATAACGGAAGTAACAATATGGGAATCAAGTTTACATTTGATGTAATACTTAATTGTTTAGATGGTGTTTATAACTCTTATGAAAAAGTTGTTTTTATATTGACTGCAAATAACATTGAAAAAATAGACGAGGCTTTAAGAAGTAGGCCTAGCAGATTTAAATATGTTAAATGTTTCTCAAACCCAGATTTGGAATTAAAAACTAAATTAATTGAAGACTGGGCTGAATCCGCTGGTAACTTAAATTTGGATCAAATTCTTAGATTGAAAGAATTCAAACAACTTGGATTTAGCTTAGAAGAATCTAAAAATAAAATGGATATTAACACATGATTTGAACCATATATAAGTCATGTGGCATTACATTTTTGCTGGTATTTTTTACACGCTGGTAATGTTTTTGACTTTTTTTGATTCAACCAGAAAAAGCCATTGGTTTTTCATTGTTTCAATTCTTTTAAACACTTGTGGAAGTGTAATTTGGTTTACGCTTGTTAAATCTTTAGATGATAAAGAAAAAATTCTCATTAATAGCATATATTGGGATTTTATGATTTTGGTAATTGGATATTGCATTCCCTTAATGATTTTTAAATTCTCATTCAACTATTTTCAAATGTTTGGATTGATTTTTATCATCTTGGGATTTATTCTGTTAAAAGGTTTTCACAGCCATTAAAAGAATAGTAGCCAACAAAATAAAAATATCTGAAATGCCAAAATACTAATTCCAATCGTAAATCCATATTTTTGATTGCTTATCAATATTTTTTTCCAAATCATTAAACTTAAACATGTTCCAAACATTTTTACCGCTGAAAATAAAGCAACCGACCCAGAATCTAGCCTTATTAGCCAAATGCCTACTATGTTCTTTTCTTCATGTATAAGCACATTTTGAAATCTTATTATAAGATACAGATCTAATGCACTTATTGATAATATCATTGTAAATAAAAACCAAAATGCAATGTTTTTTCTTTTTGTCATACTTATTAGTTATAAAAAAACATATATAAAGCATATGTTTTTTTGATGTAGATTAAGGAATAATATGATTGATTATAGGTTTTATAAGCTTTATAAAGAATATGTTTATTTGGAATCGTCTGGTTTGATGTACCATCCAGACCTAAAACAAGTGTCAGATGAAAATGAAGATGGTATTATTGATCAGAGCGATTTGGTATCAAGCGAAGATACCAAAAAAGAACTATCTGATTTAAGTCGCAAAGTACAGGATGCGGTAGATTCATTCGATGATATGAGTAGTTCATCCAATACAGATAAAAATAAATTTATGGACAAGTTGTATAAAATTGCAATGAATGTTTTTAAATTATTGAAGAAAAAAAGAAAAAACATGCAAGAAGAATTCATTTTTAAAGATTTATTCAATAAAATTTATGATATTTCACAAATTAATGTCGATAAAGAAGAAGATGTGGTCGAAGTCAGGAAAAAAATTACATTGTTGCTAAAAGATATTGACTACCATCTAAATAAATTCCATAGAAGCTTTTTTACTGGAACTTATTCTTACAACTAACTTTACTTTGCCTTTTTTTTAAGTATATTTCATTACCACGATTTTTAAAAATCGTGGTTTTTTGTTTTATTTTTGTTTTTTTGGATAATTTTGTGAAATATTAATATGGATGTGACGAAAGACATATAGGTTTACAATCATAATGTTTTTCGAAAGGGCAAAGAATGTCTAATAAGATTGATGGATTTAATTGGAAGTCTTTGAATCACTCTACAATCATCGAAAATAACGATGAATATGTCAAAGAAAGAAATTGGCAGGTAGATTGCCGAAAACAGCTTCAAAACGAACAATTGGCTGTTATAAATGCTCCCACTGGGTCTGGTAAGAGTATTGTCATCGCCAGCCTCGCTTGGAAAAAGGCTGCAAACAGTAACAAGAAAGTGATTATTTGTGTTCCAGAAACTCTTATCGCATCGAGCTTTGGCAAAAATATTAAAGTCCAATTGACTGATGGAACTAAAATAGATTGGAATCCAAAAACTAATCTATGTAACAAAAAAGGCATCAGAACTATTGGAGAGCTTCTGTCGTTTTTGAGTTCCAAAGAAATCAATGGCATTAACGAAAGAGTAATCATCTGTTGCCGTCAGACATTGGTTTTATGTTGGGAAAAATTCAGAAATGAAAAGATTTGGAATAATTTAGTTCTTGTGGTAGATGAAGCACACCATGTGCAGCATAGTTCGAATAGAATTGGAGAAGTTGTCGAAAAACTCAGTCATAAAAATGACATTGTTTTAGTTACCGCAACTTTTTTCCGTGGCGACAAGCAACAGATTATATCTGCTGAACTAGCATCTAAATTTTCAAAATATAGTCTCCCGCTCGATGTGTGGATAAATCAAATGAAACATTTTAAAAACTTTTCTTATGATTTTGTTTTTGGATCTAATACAGCCAAAACAACAAGCTATCTGTCTTCAGTAAGAAATTGCATTGACTCTCTTTTTTCTTCTGATCATAAAAAAATCATAATTTACATTCCCAACAGAATGAACAAAATGAAAACTGATTGCAAGAAAAACGAAGTACGAAGTATTGTGAAAATGCTTGCTAAGAAATTTGGTGCAAAAAAAATAAAAACTAATGATTATGGGATCATAGAATTGATAAATGAAAAAGGAGAAAAATACAAAATACTAGATCTTGTAAGCGAAGAAAATAGACACTTAAGAAAAGATTATTTTTCTGGTGTCATTGGTGGTGTTAATATAAACAACGATAAAAATGCTCTTGATTGCATCATTTCATTGAACATGTTCAAGGAAGGTTGTGATTGGGAATTTGCAAATGGCATGATAATAACAGGCATTAAAGAATCTGTTACTGATTTGATTCAAATGGTTGGTCGTGTAATCAGAGACAAGCAAGGCAAGCCGACTGCAAAGATTATGCACATCATGCCTCTTATGTTAGATGACGAAATGGAAAATAAACTTAATACTTATTTTAAGTTAATTGCAGTCAACATGTTAATGGAAAATGCGATGAATCCAGTTTCGGAAATTAAAGATTCACCATTAAGTGTTGATCGAAAAGAAAGAAATGACAAAGTTGAATCTGCCTTAAGCAAGTTAGATGAAAATAGAAAAATATCTCTTTTGAACAATGTTTTTAAATACATTTTTTCAAAATATGATGCTAAAGACGATTCTGTAAATGTCATTGGAAAAATTAAAAAGTGTGTTGTTGAATTTTTTGGTGCAAACAAAATTACAAAAGGTGAAATCGAAGAAATTTCGTGTGAGATATTTTCGATTCTCTCAAGGAGGTCGTTGAAGATGAAGAATGAAAATGTTTCAAATATTGATTGGGATATGATTGAAAAATGTAAAAACCCATCTGGTTTTGTACAGCACTACATTAGCTCTTTAGTGGACAAAGATTCTTTAAAATTGCTACGAGAAAGAATGAATAGCGGGGAGACAGAAGAAAATAAAATGGCCGAAGAAATTTGCGATTATTATAAAAAACATGGAATCATTCCATCTGTTGGTTCTAAAATTGGCAGGTGTATTTCATACATAAGAAAAAAAATTAGAGAAGGCGTATCACCATACGAATCTACAGTAAAAATGTTTAATAAAGCTGGAATTTGGAAAGAGGTCAGTTCTTTGAACATTCATGAAATTAGGGAGAATGAAATGGCTCAACAAGTTTGTTTATATTATAGAAAACATGGACACCTCCCATTATTTAAATTAAAATTGGGAAAATGGATCGGTGGATTAAGATTTAAAATAAAAAAAGGTGGATCACCATATGAATCCACAGTTGAAATTCTAAAGAATGATGGGATTTTGGAAGAAGTCACTTGCATTAATATGCATGAAATTAGGGAGAATGAAATGGCCGAAAAGATTTGTGCTTATCATAAAAAACATGGACACATCCCATTAACCAGTTCTAAGTTGGGAGGATGGATTAGTGGCTTAAGAAAAAAAATCAGAGATGGCAGGTCGCCATACGAATCCACAGTAAAAATTCTAAAGAAGGCTGGTATTTTGGAAGAGGTTATTTGTCTTAACATTCATGAAATTAAAGAGAATCAAATAGCTGAAGAGATTTGTGTTTATTATAAAAAACATGGACACATGCCATCAACTAAATTAAAATTGGGAAAATGGATCGGATCATTAAGATCTAAAATTAAAAAGGGTGGATCACCAGAAAAATCCACAGTTAAAATTCTAAAGAAAGCGGGGATATGGGAGGAAATAAGTTGTATCAACACTTACGAAATCAGAGAGAACAAAGCGGCTGAAAAAATTTGCGTGTATCATAAAAAACATGGACACATACCATCAACCAGTTCTCCATTGGGAGTGTGTGTTAGCGGACTAAGACACAAAATCAAAGAGGGTAGGTCGCCATACGAGTCCACAATAAAAATGTTTAAGAAAGCGGGGATTTGGAATTTGGTTATCAGAAAAGATTAAATCTGATATTGCATTTAATTTTGAAAAAGATTAAATGTAACATCATGAGAAAAATGATTGACAACTACTGTGAAGAAAATGGCATTGAAGGGGCTTTATTGCTCGATGGACACGACAATGCCATTATGGGTATCTCAACATGCTTTAACAGCATAAAGATCGTTTATAGCTATTCTAAAATAATAGCTAATTTGGAAAAAGATATGAACCATGAGGAAGCCGAAGAATTCTTCGAATTCAACATAAGGGGAGCATATCTTGGTGATGGTACTCCAATAATTATGCAAGATGATATAGATTGGAATGAATATGTTTGATAAAATTTTTGTTATGGCATGTACAATTCAAGCAAGAGTTTGTCTTACTTGCTTTTTAATCTCATTATTTTCCATTTCTTGCATTTTGACTCAAGAAAGAAAAATGTCAGACCTTAAATCTGAAATAGATTTCTTAAATCAAGAAAAGAAAATGCTTGAACAAGAAATCGATATCATCACACATGGAATTGATAAATAGAAGTAATACAACCGAAAGTAAACTATTAGAAGACAAATCATTGAATAATTTGAATTGCATATTTTATTAGTCAAAGTAGCTTAGATTAATAGTTGTCAATACCAATCTGATCAGTATTTAATGACGATTTAATTTTGTTTATTGCTTGCCCCATATTTGAAAGGGCTTCGATATTTGGAGTTCCACCAGCATTTTTAATGATTTTCATTGTTAATTCGGCAGCATTTCCTGTAGCACCATTGCCAGCCAAGCTTGTGATATGCATATCTAATTTACTGTCAAAAACTCTTTTTCCAATAGGATCTAATAGTGGGAAAAATTTATTATGTGCATCTTTAATTGCTTTTTGTAAAGTTTCATAATCTGTAATATTTCCATCTCTAATGCTTTGAACGATATCTGCTTTGGCTTGTGCGACTGCATTGCCATAACTAATTTTTGCACCAATAGCATTACTGAAATCTCCACCTTTACCAGAATATCCAGTATCTTTATGAATATCATTTATGTCAGTATCAGAAACACCAGAGTCTTTAGCGGCTTTTGTAATTTCTCCTATTTGGTCAGATGAAGGCTTATGAATGAAATTATTGATTGCTTGTGTTCCATAATGACCAATCATACTTCCAGCAGCAATAGCCAATACCAATTTAGATGTTTTAACTGGATTGTTGGCCATAAACTTACCAACATTTGCAATACTCTTTTTAAGTACGCTCCAAATGTTTACAAAAGTTCCAGCACCTTTTCCCAAAACTCTTCCAGCCCTTTCTCCAGTTGCAGTTCCAAATCCTCTTTCTCCGACATCTTTTGCATAATCCTTTGCTCCTTGTGCAACATTACCAGCAAATTCACCAGCTTTCTTTGCACCTTTACCAACAAGTTGTTTTAACCAACTTGTTAATTCCATGTACATTTCTGGATCTCTAGACATGATGTATTGTTCAAATGTAAGATTTCCAGAATTTTGAAAATGATCTTTAATTGATGCGGAATTTGCTGAGGGGTTCATTACATTAAATGTTCCAGCAGGATCTGCCATCTTTGGAGAAGAAGCAGGGCTTGCCATCTTTGGAGCAGAGGCAGAGCTTCCTTGCCATGCAGCATCAGCTTGATCTACAGTCGTACCAGTTAATTTTTCCCAAACTTTCTCAAATCCTTTATCGGCTAACCATGATCCACTTCTTCTTAATCCTATTGCTATTGCCATCATTGGAATTGCACCAAGACCACCAGTAGCACCAGCAGAAATAAGAACCGCTGCTGTTACTGGATCGACTTTATATTTTTGTGAAAAAGATTTTGCTAATTCTGATACTTCTTTTGCAATACTTTCTATTTTCTTTATTCCAGCTTCGCCTTCTGTGGCTTTATAACCTTGTTTGTATCCAGTAACCACACCTTTTGCCAAATTCCCAGTTCCTGTGGCAATATCCTGTAAACTCATATCTTTATTATTGGCCCAATTCCATGCCTTTCCAGCATATTCCTTGGCTTTATTCCACCAATCGCCCCATGCTTCTAATATGATTGGATCATTTCCAAATTTACAAATCATGTTATAGAAAAGTTCTTTGGAATCTTCAAATTGTTGATGATTACTTTCTAGAAAAAATGTCACATCATTTTTTTGTTGTGCTATAAAAAATTCAGAAAATGTATTCATTTTTAGTCCAATATATAAAAGTTACTAAATATATATATTATTGAATTACAATATTGAAAGATAAAAATGAGATTTAAAAATTGGATAATTATAAATGAATTAGAAGACCCATTTAAAGCTGATACATCTTCCGTTAAATTTGATACTTATATGTCTAGAAGTGGAGAAAGTGGCTATAAATCAGATTTTGTTTCTGATGATGGCAAACATACTATCTTTTTTACTGAAAAGAGTAGAACTGGCTTTCCAAATATGAAGTGTTATGATGTCAATCTTACAGATCCTTATGGCGGTTATAATCTTACTAATAAAAGTAGAAACCCATCTGCCGTTTATTCAAGCTTGGTTAAGATAGTATTGGCTTTTGTAAATCAATTTAAACCAGAACTTATTTCTTTCTTGTCTTCTGATCCAAATATGGAAGTTATGTATAAAAGATTTTACGATAGATATATGAAAGACATGTATCCGATAGTTCAATATGGCTTATTTCTTAGAAAAGATCTTTTTGACAGAATGAAAAATAAAGAAAAATCAGAAAAAGCTTTAAAAGATTGGGATACAATAGCTGGAGAAGCAAAGGAAACCAAAAGGGTTATTCAAAGATTTTTGAAAAGTCTACCTTTGTTACAAAACAATTTTGTAAAAAAATACATAACTTTAGATCCATCTAAAATTGCACATACTGGAATGATAGACAAAGATTTTCCCAAAAAACCATTTGTTATAGTTCCAACTGGTGTAAAAATGGAAGATGAATTTGTGGTCGTCAAGTTTTATTTCATCTCAAAAAATAAAAGATTAGATTTTGCAAAGGCTTATTTTGTTGTGCCTAATTTCTTTTCTGCATTTAAGAATACTATAGAAAAAAGGAAGTCTTCATTTTTAAAATTGTCACTGTTGGACAAACATAGGATTTCATCAACAGTAACAACACCAGATCAAATACCTTTGGCCGATTTTACAAATGTAATAAAAGAATTGTCTTAAATGTAAATTAATTTTTTATTTTAACAACATGAATAAATTGTTTGTTAAATCTAAATAAGTTATGCAATTTAAAAATTGGTTACTTCAAGAAGAAATTAGTATTAGAATTAAAAAACAATCACATGATCATGATTGCGGTCCTGCTGCTCTTTTTTCTATTTTATCTTATTTTAATATTAAAAAAATCGAATATAAAAAGTTAGTTTCATTGTGCAAAACAAATAAAAACAAAGGAACTAGCCCTGATAATATTATAGCAGTAGCTAAAAATTTCGGCCTAAAGGTAAATAAATATAATAAGATGAGTTTGAATAAGTTGCAAGATTTTACAAATCAAAAAAAGCCAGTATTAGTACCAATTCAATCTTGGGGCAATGATAAAAATAAAAAATTATTTAATAGTGGCCATTATGTTATTGTTACCAAAGTAGATGAAAAATTTGTTTATTTTAAAGATCCTTATTATAAAAGCAAAGACAATAGAAAGATGCAAAAAAGTGAATTTTTTAGTATTTGGGTAGATAAATTGAATGATAAAAAAATACACCAATTTGGAATAGTTTTTGAACATTGATTAACAGCGAAAAAAGTTTGTGTTGATAACAATGAAATTTTTTTGTAAAAAGGTATAAATTAGCTTTTTTTTAAAACTAAAAAATACACCTAAATCTCACAAGTAGATTTAGGTGTATTTTTGTGAACGGTTTTTAAATTCTTTACCAATATTACCTTGCAACTCTACCTTGTTGTGGCATTTGTTCTGCTCCTGTTGACACTCCTCTAGAGAATGAAATGTTGGATGGAGCAGGTGCAGAGGCACGAGCAGCAGGTGGTCTTCCTTTTGCTGCATTGGTGAAGTAATCATCTGCACTCTTTTGAATCGCTTTATTTTGTCCAGGCTTACTTGCACCAGCAGACTTAGCTTGTGCAGTCTGTTGTTGTTTGTCTAAATGATCTTTAGCTGCCTTATAATGCTTATCGTAATTTTTAACAATTGAACCCATAAACAACTTGAATGCTGGGTCTGTAGATTTATTGATGATATCATTTACTCTGTTTAGATCAATTTTGCTATAAGCATCTGCTGTACCTTTAGCAAAGTCTTTAGCACCTTGAATGACAGTTTGTCCAGTTGCAGAAATGGCCTTATCACCAAGATTTAGTGCTGCTCTTCCTACATCCCCAGCACCTTTTAGTGCTGCTTTTCCAGCACCCAAAAGACCAGAGCCTAATCCTTGGGCAGCAGCACCAGCAGCACCAACAAGGCCACCAAACATACTTTCATCTACATTATAATCATCACGCATTTCGACATATTCATGGAAAGACTTCATTCTCATTTTATACCTCAAATTTCACTTATGTTAATTTAAATTTACAATAAATAAAGGAGACTAATATTTCTCCTGTATTAAAAATACCTAATAGTAGTTATTACACTTTATGTCTTTTTTAACAAAAATTAAAAATATTTGATACTACTTTAAATTATCTTATTTTTTCAATAAAAAAGGTGATTATTATGATTTCAACAGTAAAAAACTTTTTTCAAAGTAAAATCAACAAATCTAATTCTTTAAAAAATGAAAACGAACAGTTGAAAAGTGATAGTTTGTCTTTACACGATGAAATCGAAAGATTGAATCTTCAAATAAATGATTTATATGAAAAAATAGAAATTCTTAAAAAAGATAAATTAAATTTACAAGTTGAAATTGAAAATCAATCTATGGATTTGAAATCCGAAAATATAGATCTTATTTCCGAAGTTGAATCTTTAAGGTCTAAAATTAGTGAAATAAATAGAATCATTATTACGAAATAATTTTAAATTGTAACCATATCGACAGTGTATTTGTTTTCTTTCATAAAGAATACAAATTCATCTCTTGTTTTTCCTTTTGGTATATCAAAAATAGTTAACTCTTTTTCACGATTTTTCCAAGAATTTATTTTATTGTTTTTTATTATTTTTGCATTAGATCTAAGGAAGTTAGCAAGTGAATCATATGGATAATCTTCAATTCTTATTTTTATTTTTTCAATTTTACTTTTTTCGATCATCCTGTTCCAATCTATGATATACCTACAAGTTTTTTCAATTATGGTTTTTTCCATTTCAATATGTGGCATATGCCTGTAAACGAAAGAATTCCAAGGCTTCTGACCTTCAGATTTAGGATCAAAAAATTTAGCATCTAGAAAAAAAGAACTTAAAACTTTTAAAGGATTGCGAACAACATGAATTAATCTAGCATCAGAAAAACATGAATGATTCAGAAAAGGAGCAGCCAAGTAACTTGATTCCGCCATTATGTTATTTGCAGAAAACCAATTTTCTATGGGCTTAGATCTCAGTAGGTCAAATCTAGAACAATGACTCGTCTCAATTGAAGCATTACCATTAATTCTTTTAAGTGCTATGTCTAGGCCATGGTTATCAAAAATGGCTTCATGACCGCAATTAATCCCAATTTCTGTGAAAAATCTAGCCATATAAACTGTTCCACAACGACCAGTTCCACTTATGATGTATTTTAAATTTATTTTCATGATATTATTATATCAATTTTCATCGATTTGTTAAATCAATTTTATATTTTTATTGGTAAGAACGCATTGATATTGAGATTGTTTAAATGAAAAATTTTTGTTCTTTAGAAAAAATTCATAAATTGCTTTTTCAATGCCTTTAAAATGATAATCATCAAATAAAATTATACCATTATGAACAATGATTTTAGAAAAGCAATCTAATGTTGCTTTTGCCCCAGCATAAGTATCAGTATCACTGTGGACAAAAATAAATTTTTCTTTTTCTTCTTTGAAAGTAAAAGGGAAAATTCCTTTTTTATATATGACATTATCGGTTCCGAGGAAATCTTTCGTTTTTTCTATCGAACAATTAAAATCTCCATTTTTATGAAAATCTATATTAGAGTCTGAAAGAGCTACACCTTCAAAGGTATCGTAACAATAATGATTTTTATCTTCATGGAATAAATGTATTAATTTTGAAGTTTTTCCCTTGTATACTCCTACTTCTGCTGTGTTTCCATTTAAATTTTTAGTAGTTTTCAATTCATCGTAAAGATTTTTACTTTTCTCATAGCCCATCAAATTGTCTTCTTTAATGTAATCCCATAATTCTTCAAAATTTTTCATTTGTCCGCCAAAGAAATAAACTCCTCATGTTTATAGTTTGGAAAAGAATAAACATATTTAATAGTTATATTTATTGGCGATTGTAACCATTCTAAAATTAAATCCTTTAATTCTTTTTCTTTTTCTTCAAGTGGCTCACATATGATTTGCAATTCCAATTGATCAATCGATGTTTGAATTGCTTTGTATTTTTTTATACCAAATCTACTATGGTAGTCTCTACTTCCAATTAATGGCCATTTTTTATCTCCATTTGGAAGCACAAACATATTTCTTACCCTTCCATTTATTTTTGTAATGGTTTGTAATGTTCTTCCACAAGTGCATTCTCCAAGCTCTATATGATCGCCATTTTTATATCTTCTAATGTAAGGGTTTGTCATGGTACTTATAATCATGCTACCATCAGTATCGACTTCAACCATTTGATTTTCCATGACATGATAATTGTTTTTGTTATCAGGACATTGTATCGCTATAGTTCCACACTCTTCGGATGAAAACATAGTTCCGCCTAATTCTCCTGTGCCTTTTACATCAATTAGATTTGTTACTTTTGATAAATCGATTTGTTTTAAAATAGATGGATAACAGTGAATGTAATGTGGATTTTTTTCTTCCAACCAAGATTGAATTACACTTATAGGTGCGAAATTCATTTTGTATGTCATGCCTTGTATCGGTGCTATGAATTTTGGTAATCCCCAAGTTTCTAAATCTTCCACTTTATTGTCGCCTCTAATTATTGCGACATTTTTTGTGAAATCCCACTTACGCCAAAGAAATTCTCTTACTGTAGTTGCCATATACCAGATGTAATCTTCATATGTTTTTTCTACCGATACTGGTTCTCCTGTAGATCCAGATGTGCTGCATGTAAATAGATGTTTTTTCATTTCTACTTTTCGAAGACATTCTTTACTCATGATTGGAAATTTAGAAATGATGTTGAAGTTTGGCTTATATGACCATTGACCTATTTCGAATTTTTCTAAGGTTACTTTAAGATCAGATTCTTCCATTTGATTCATTTTTAAAATTCCATATAAAAAAGTTGTAATCTTGATGTTTTAAGATTTTACTTGGTTTCAATGCGAAGTCGTTTTCTGTTGGGAAATAATTTGCGATTTTCATATTTGGCAATTTCTTATTGAAAGATCTAACAATTAAAGCCTCAGTATATCTTTGAGACATTTTAATGATTTTTTCTGTCAAATCTTTAGTAAAGTTCAAAACTCCATCGCCAATCATATTGTTGTAGAAATTATCATTATCGACCCAATCTTTGACAATTACAGTAGGTGCTTCATACCAAGGATCTATGTCCATCTGAAAGTCGCTCAATGGTAACAATTTATGAGTGCATCCAAGTAAAAGTGTAGTTCCTTTTTTTCTATTGTCTTTATATGTATTTACATCCTCGTAAGATGGCGAGTATGGATGCAACAATTCAATTGACCAATAATTTTTATTCATATTCAATAATTTAGCGTCAAACGATTTAAATCTTTTGTTAAAAATATTATATATATTTAAACGAGGATAACATAATGAAAACTTTTTATCAGTATCTTGAAGGATTGTTTGACTTTGCACCACATGTGAACCCAATTAGGGCTATGGATGATGAATTTATCAACAAAACTATAGCACAATTTAAAAATGTGCCAGTAACTATTTTGCAGGATTATGTCCAAGCTAAATTGAAAAACGATAAAGTCAAAATAGAAAAATTAACAATTCCATTAATGCTTGCTTGCAAATCTTTGCCTTTATATCGACAAATAAATAGTTATATTGATATTGAATTGAAAAAAAGAAGAGAAGAAAGTCATGCTGCTTGGAATAGCAAATAATTAACATTGACATAATGTTACAATAAAATTACAATTATTTTTTGAAAATCAATCAATTTATGAAAAGCATAAGGTTTCATGAGTAACAAGAAAAGTGTATATGTGTTGGCCATCCAAAAGAATAACGAAGTATCTGTTCTTGGTTGTTTTTATTCCTTGGAAGTTTTAGTAACTCATTTCATAAAATTTTGCAAAAGTAAATTTAACAGGATTCCAGATGCTGCTATGTGCAAAAAAGTTGTTCAAATGCAAGCTTCTGAAGAGTGGCATCCTCTTGGTCATGGATATGAAGAAAAAATGAAAATTTTCTATTCTGTTCTTTATATTTCCGAATGAATGTTCAACGCAAAAAAATCTTATCTGTAATTATTTTTTTTTAAGATTACACAATCTTTTCCAACAATACATTCCTTTTCACAATATTGCAATAAATAATTTAAACCTTTTTCTGTTGATATATTTTTTCCGTTTTCACTCCAAGATGTATCATCAAAGAATATGTATCCACCTTTTTTAACCTTTGGAAAATAACTTACAGAGTCTTGATAGGCAAGTTTTTCGCAGTGATTTCCATCAATGTGTAAAATATCAATAGATTCATCTTTAAATTCATTTATTACATTTTCTGATTTATCTCTATAGATTTTACAAAATGAATCCACTTTATAAAATTTTAATTGGCTAGTAAAATTTTTATAAATTTCATCTAGATTTATTTTTGACCACCATTCTTTATTCTCATCTTTTTCCATGTCTTCTAATGCAGCATCATGTGTCCAAGGATCGATACCAACTACGATTCCATCATTATTATCTTTCATCGCAAGAGCTTGTGGAATTAAAGACGAACCTCCAAAAACTCCAATTTCTACACATAATTTTGCCTTAGATTCTGTAATGATATCGTAAAATTTTTGTGCCTTATCTTCATCGCACCAACCAAGAATTTTTTTGTGTTCATTTTTAATAAATTCAGAAAATGTCATTGTTGCTTGATTTACCAAATTTTTATAAATTTGGAAGGACATCCTTTATTGCCCAATTAAGAATTAGTTATCATTATTGTATCATATTTTTTTGTTTTTTAAAAATTATATTTTTTTGATTAGCCTACATAAATAAGTTATTATGACAAATCTTACAGTAGGAATGACACCATCTTTCTTCTTTGAAGGAGATTATCTTTTTAAAGCACAATTGAAATGCTTGTCTGAACAAAATTATAAAGATTTTGATGTTTATGCTATAGACCCTCACTACTCTAAAAGAAAAGATCTTATTCCGCAATATGCAAATCATTATAAATTAAACATCATTCATGTTCCTTACAAACCTAATTTGAATATAGCTAAAAGATTAGACTGTGCAATATTTAATGCTCCATATGTGTATTCGGAATCAAATAGAATAGTAAGATTGTCTTGCTGGAGATTTGTAACACCAGACTTCACAAAAATTTGTGCCGAATCAACCACTAATTGCGATTTTTATTTTCACAATTGCGAACCTAAGAGCGTATTGGATGCTCACCCACAAACGGGTCATTCTATTTCCATTTGGGATATGAATAGCGATAATGTTAATTGGAATTCTATTCCAAAGATAAATGAATCTGGATGCTCTTGGACAGAACATAGCGAAATTAATGAATCAGCGAAATTAATGCCACTTAATTGTTATGGCAATTATATGATTTTTAGAAATGAATGGTTGGAAATTAATGGTTGTGATGAAGTATTTACAAATAATGAGCATTGGGAAGATCAGGATTTTTGCTTAAGGGCAAGAAAATTTGGGTCTACTTGTGCAAGATTTTCTAAAAAAATGTTTAGATTGCATCATTATTACGGATCACATTCTGGTAGATCTAATATTGTTCCTGATCATGTATTTAAAAAGCCATGTGAGGCTTGCGATAAAGCACAATATACTTATGAGCCAAATAGATTTGATATAAAAAATAGAATAGAAAAAGGAGAAATAGAAATTTTTGAGGAAGATCAAATCTGGATCTGCAAAAAATGTCATTTGTCTTCTTTCATTTGGCACAATGATTTTTCTGAATCATATGATTTTATTCGAAATAAAAGTTCTTATAAATCAACTATTATACCTAAATATAAAATAGGCAGGAATTTACAAATATTAGCAGAAGATATGAAAGGCAAAACAATTCAAGAAAAAGTAGATATTTATAACGATTCTTGGACAAACGGGAGATATTATGTTAAGTGAAAATTTTAAAAATAGAGTAGAACTACTTGAGTATATCGATAAAAAATTTCCAAATGGGATTGGAGTAGAAATTGGCGTTGCAGCAGGTCACTTTACAAAGCAAATTGTTGATTCTTGGAAAACATGTCAAAAGTTATTTGCAATTGATTTTTGGGAAAATCAAAGTGAAGGATACAATGACCCATGTAATTTATCGAACGAAGTTCAAATTACAAGATATCACCAAGTTTTAAAAGATTTTAAGAATCACAAACATGTTTCATTTTTAAAAATGTGGTCAAATGTTGCTGTAAATCAGTTTTATGACAACCATATTGATTTTATTTATTTAGATGCAAATCACAGTTATCAAGGTTGTCTCAACGATTTAAACATTTGGTATCCTAAGATTAAGAAGGGTGGAATTTTTGCTGGTCATGACTATGCCTCTGGACCTGATGAAAGCTATAATGTAAAAAGATCCGTAGATGAATTTACTGCATCAAAGGGAATAAAATTATTTCATACTTCGGATGATAACTCACCAAAAAGAGCCGTTTATGGTTCTGGATGGGAAGGTTATAGCTTTTACTTTGAAAAACCAGACTAAAAATTTTTGATTTATTTGTCGTTTACCTTAACCATCATGCTCATGACATCATCTAAGGATGATTCAAGTATTTTTACACAAGAATCATTGTCGCCATAACTTATAATGACTTTGTTATCTTTAAGGATCATTCCAATTGGAAATGTACACAGTATAAGACCAGATTTTCTATAATGAGGTTCTGTAGCATCTTCTGCTTTTAAATATGTTTTTTCAGACATATGCGTCACTACAAATGGTGGCTTGCCTTCAAAAATATAAAAACCATTATCATAATAATGTAAATTTTTGTTTCTTGCAACTGTGTGAAATGTTGTCAAATAATTGCCATCTGGCAAGATAACTGCATTTGTATTACCTCTCAATTCAGTCTGCATAAACCATTTATTTTTAAATGATGTTACATATTTTTTTTCTGATTTTATGATGCTTCCTGTGTGGACTTCATAAATCTCATGTGGATGTATGTTTGCAATAAAGTATAATTTTTTTTCATGAACAAAAGGCATCCAATTTTTTTGCCTTCTTACAATTTCTTTTGGGCTTATCCTAATTGTTTCAGCTTCAAAAATTTCAGTATCTGATTTACTTAGATCCATTATAATTGTTCCTGCAATACTTTCAGCATTACAATTGTCAAATTTCATTGAATAAGACATTAGAACTTTATTATCAGGAGTTCTAATTATTCTTGGATCGGTAACACCATACATTTTAAATTTATAATAAAAATTGTTTATAACTTTATATTCATAATTTAAAAAACAAGCTACGAATTCATATTCATTTGATCTATAAACGCATAATATTTTATTGCCTAAATCTAATATTCCCGCATTAAAGCTACCAGCTTCTGGCAAATCAAGCCTTACCATTTTAGATGGTATGGTTGTTAAGAATTGAATTTCTTTTTCTCTTTTGAAATTCTGATTTTGTGATTCTAAATTTGTAAAAATAGATTTTTTATTTCTTACATTATTATGAATTTCTATTTTTTTATTTTTCTGAAATATCTTTGCATTTTCTGGGATTATACGAAGATATGGATTATTAGCTTTTTTCGCTAATGCCTCTTGTATTTTTACTTGATTTTTTAAATTTTTATGACGCATTTAGTTCACTGATTTTAATATTGTTTTTTTTGCAAGGATTGATTAATTTTTTGATTTTCTTTTACCCTTTTTAAATGATTTTCACAATCTTCTATTACAAAAGGGTTATAAAGTGACCAGTTGTGCGAATGGCCAAAAACAAAATGACATGTTGCACACAAAGTACATAGATTATCTTCAATAAGCTCTTTACTTTCATCAATATGAACCGGAATCTTATGGTGTACATGAAGTGAACTTTTTTTTCCACAAGCTATACAACTATCATTTTCTGTCAGCCATTTTTTTCTACGACCATTCCACCTACCGGATCTAAGATCGAATAGATTTCTGATACTAGACCTAAGTCCGAATAGATTTTTGATAAATGATATCATCGTTGAGGTTATTGTCCTTTAAATTCTTGACCTTCTTCTGCTGATTCTTCTTCTGGAACTTCTTGAAAAGCTGCTTTAATTTCTTTCATAAGCATAGTTCTTGCACTTGAATCTTGAATTCCTTCATCATCTACCATTGCTTTGTGTAATGAGTTTATCAAGGTTTTTGCCAAGTTTTTTAAATTTGCTCTAGTTAAATCAGTTTTATCTAATCCATCTAAAAATATTTTTAACTTTCTGTCTAAACCATGACCTATTTTCATTTCATCTTCTGGTGATTGTGATGGTGATGGTGCTGGTGCGTCCATATCTTCGTACAAATTAGGATTTTTGCTTACATTTCCAAGTTGATCCATCACACTTGCCCACCATGTCGCTTCACTGATAGGTTTTTGATTAAAATATTGACTCATGACTTTTCCTTTTTATAGAATGTTTTGTGATAATATATATTCTTTTAAAATCTTAATTTTTTCCAATACTTTTGCAATATCGAATTTTTCTCCATACTTTTCTCCAGCTTTGATTGATTGCAAATGGGCCAAACTAATTCCAGAACCTGTACCTTCTGGATCTACTTTTTGCAAAAATCCCTTTTCTTTGTCAATCATGTCTCTTGTATTGCTTTTTACTTTGTATGGGTTTATTTTAAATTCTTGATCATTAACATTTAATTTTATTTTATTTGAATCGCCAATGTCATTAGATTTTATAATTTTGTCATTTACTATTTTGCACCAATCATCCCACATGATTTTAGAAATGCTATCGCCATATAAGTCTTGCAAGGCATCAAGAAAACTAACATATCCTTTCAAACCAATACCACTTGTTTTTACATTTGTATCAGTGACGGTATTACCTTTTTTGTCGGTTATATTTACAAAATTACCAAGAGCGTCTTTTTTGGTCTTACTTTTTTTAGTGGTTAAACTAAAGCCAGATTTTTTTGGGTCTTTTTCTATATCGGCACGAATCATTTTGTCATACGCTCTCATATTAACAGAATCTACACATCCATATTTTCCTATGATTAATTGAGTTGCAAAAGCAGCTTTTACAGCAGCAAGTCCTTTTATGTTGTCTACAATATACTCGAAAATTTTAAAATCAGAAGAATCTGATAAGGAAGTAGATTCACCTTTATTCATGAGCGATGTTATACCATTATAAATAGTATCTTTTTTTTCCCATAATTCTTCGAGATATCTCGCCTTACTTTCTCCTTTTTTGGAACCAAGTAGATTTGCCTGTTTTGCAAACGATTGGCCAGCATAATCCCAAGCATTTATCTTATTTTTTTTTGTTTTATGTATCGCATCTTCAAAAACCCATTTTAAAAAATCTGGAAATGTTTGATGAACTATCTGCCACTCTTTTTGAATTGTGTAAAAAACAAATGCAAAAACTATAAACATATTTGTTGAATTTTTTTGAGCAAATGCATTTATTTCTGGATTGTGTAGACAAAAACCACTTACTTTACTGCTTTTTGGCTGACCCAATTTTATTTCATCGGAAGACCCATAAGGATAAATTTTCTCTTTATCTAATGTGGCTATCTCCATTTCGTTAAAAAACCATTGTTTAAAATTCATAATTTTTCCCTTCTTAATATTTGATTTTATATATGATCAAAACAATATATAAAATTATGAAAAGCTTTAAAAATTGGTTTAATGAAAATTTCGATAATGTCTTTATGCATCCTAATCGTAAAAGGGCTGTAAGTGTATTGGATAGCTCTAATGGATTAGTTTACAAGACTAAAAATCCACCAATAGAATCATTACCAGAAGGTGCAACAGAAATAAGCAACCCTCACATAACATTAATAGATCCTAGCGAAATGCAAGAATTTAAAAAGAAAATTAAAGAACTATTAGAAAAAGATTATCCAGAATTGCAAGACTTGCCAAAGCCAGTCTTTGGAAGACAAGTTGTAATTACTCGCCATAATGGAAATCAATTTGTTATTGCAGATATATCTAATCAAGAAGATTTTCACAATTATGTTTCAAAGATATGGAGAAAGTTAGAAGTTCCTAACAAAGAAAGAAAATATTTTTACATGACACTTGCTAATAATAGTAATGGAGATCCATTGGTTCTTACAGGAGACATTACTAAAAGAAACTTTGAGGAAAAATCATGAATTTTAAAAATTGGATTGAAAGCGAACAACCTTTAAAATCTATAAAAGAAATAGAATCTTTAAAGCCAATGATAATATCAAAAGCTCAACATATTTATGATAATTGGAAACAAGATGATCAAGGACATGATGAAGAATATGGTGGTGGTGGCATTTGTCATAATATCGCAGATGAAATCGCAAGTGTTTTAAATGATAATGGAATTGATGCAGCTACAGTTTCTGCTACAGTTGGAACACAACATGTTTACACAATTGGAAAATTTCAAGAGGGTGTTTATGAAATTGATATTTATCCAAGCACATATGAGACTGGTGCAGCTTATACTTGGAAAAAAATACCTAATGTTAAATTCGACAATGATGACATTGTTGTTAGCAGAATAGATAGTGATCCAGAATCATTTGATACTTACATGGAAGATTTTTAAATATTTTATAAACCATTTCCACCATTGTTGGCTAGATAACATATCTAAAAAATAATTGATGAGGCAATATGATTAATATGAAAAGTTTTAATTTGTACTTGGTTGAGAAACAATTCGTTAAATTAAACTCTTTAAAAATGAAAGATATCTATTGTTTGAATGAATCAGATCAAGTAAATGAAATTCTATCGTTAGCTGCAATTGGTGCGTACAAAACGGCAAAGGCTGGTTTGTCAGCAGCATATAATGTAACGAAATTCGGAATGTCAGTTTTAAAAAAAATAATTGGAATAAAACCCCAAAAAATAGAAGAAGAAATTAAAGACAAAGATAAAAAAATTGTTATCAAAGAATTTTTGAAAAGTGCAGTAAAAAAATTAGGTATAGTTGTAGTTGTTGGAGCATTGTTATATCTTGGATTGCAACATGGAGTTATCACAGATTTACTCAGTTGGACGGGGCAAATGGCTTACAAAGCATTGATGTATATTTTGGGTCTTGGAGGAAACACCATTTGGAAAATATTAATGGAAGCTTGGAATGCAATAAAAGATTTTGCTGGTGCTATTGGTGATTATATTGGTGCTATTGTTTCAAAAACTGGAGAGCTTGCGGAAGATCAAATGGAAAAAGTAGGTCAATATATGAAGGATTTATTTAAGAAAACTGGTGGAACATTTGGGAATCCCGATGGTGGTAATCCTTGGGAAAACCCACAAGAAAAAGATTGGCAAGGCAATCAGCGTACTGTTTTAACACCAAAAGAAAGCCCAAAACCAATAGACTGGGATGGATTAAAAGATACTTTTGGCTCAGACAAAAAAAAATTAGATCCAAATATTTTAAATTTTAAAAGTAATTAATGAGGCGATATGATTACATTTCAGTCTTTTTTAAAAAAACAAATTTTAATAGAAAAGATAAATATTGATGCCTTTCAATTTCCGCCATTAGCATATGGAAGTTTTGGCAAATACTTTATAGCAGGTGATGGAGAAATACATTATCAAGTTGCAGGAGAAGGCGGAAATCAAAATGGAATCGCTCATGTAAATAACTTCTTGCCAATATATCAAAAATTCTTTTCTCAACATATAACACCAGAAATGGCAAAACAATTTAAAGAAAAATATACAAAAAACATGGCAGATGAAAAAGATGAGATATCAAAAAACAATTTGCCATTCCCAGAAATTTTTAATTCGCCATTTGCGAAGTGGATTGTAGATAATGATGAAGTAATTTATAAAATAAAAACAGCACAGGGAGAACAACAAGGGATTTCTTCAATCAAGGAATTTGATGCTTACTATAAACAAAATATTGCTAACTTCGGAAACAATCAATTGGCAAATATAAATCCAGAAGAAAAAGAATCTATCAAACAAAAGTTGAATAAAGAAATCGAAAAATAATTATAAACCATTTCCACCATTGTTGAAACCACCACCAAATTGACCAAATCCATTACCGCCCATATTTCCACCGCCAAATTGACCAAATCCACCACCCATATTCCCACCACCAAATTGACCTTGCATATTTTGTCCGCCCATATTCCCACCGCTACCACTCTGAAATGCTAAACCACCTACACCAGACATAATACCCTGCATTGCCATTTGATAAAAAGGATTGTTCATACCTACAGCTTGGCCGCCAGTGCCTCCAAATTGACCGAATCCACCACCTTGACCGAATCCACCACCCATAGTTGTATTGACACCACCACCGCCAAATTGACCACCGCCAAATTGACCACCGCCAAATTGACCACCGCCAAATTGACCACCGCCAAATTGACCACCGCCAAATTGACCACCGCCAAATTGACCACCGCCAAATTGACCACCACCAAATTGACCACCACCAAATTGACCACCACCAAATTGACCACCACCAAATTGACCACCACCAAATTGACCAAAACCGCCACCCATGTTACTACCACCTGTAGAAAGTGGAATTTGATAAAGTTGCGAGATTTGCATGCCTAGGGTATTATTTTGTGTGTATTGGGCAGTGCCTTGAATCCCACCTGTATTTTGTTGAAAGCCACCACCTCCAAAACCGCCACCAAATCCACTACTACTTCCAGTATTGAAATTAATGTTTTGATTAGAAATCTGTGCTTTAACTGTATTGTTTAATGCTGGTGGTGCTGGCGGAGCAGGAGGTAATATAAATCTATATCTTGGTTCTTGAGATATAGCAAAATTTGAAACAAAAGTTAAAAAGCCAATTGTCAATAATTTGTTCATGTTTATTTCCTTTTATTTTATATATAAATTTATGAAAGAATATACATTTAAAAAGTTCTTAGAACAAAGAGATCCTAAGTTTTATGACGAATCACTTATGGATATAGCAACTGCTGGAATAGAATCTGGAATTTCTGGTGTCGGTTCTGGACTTTGGGATTTCGTTAAAAAACTTTCAACCAATTCTTTGAAAGCTGCTGATTATGCTTTTGGTTATGAATTCGAAAGAAATTATAATCGTGAAATACCTACAGACACAAGCTTCGACAGAACCATGAATGTTTTGAAAAAAATAGTAGAACCATTTTATTCTGGTTTGAAAACTGGTATTGGAAAAACTATGTCTAAGTTTGATGAAATAAGAATCAAACAATTAGAAGAAATATCAAAAGATCCAAAGGCCAAGAACATGTTAAATCAATTTGTTCAAAAAAACCCAGAAACAAAAAAAGAATTAGATAAATTTGTATATAAATTAGCCAATTAATTTTTAGGATAAATATGAAAACATTTTCACAATATATTGAACATCGTAATGTTAACGAAGCTTTTTTTGATAAAATGAAACAAGGATTTCAAGCATCTTATCAAAGTGCAAAAGGTGATGAAAAAGAAAACGCAAGCCAAACAGATGAGCAATATAAAAAAGCAAAAGAAATTGCACATAAAGCAATAAATGTTGGAAAGTCAATGTCCGATAAATTAAATAAGCTTGGTTTGTCTTTGCCTTTTGCTGCCACTTTAATAGCTGCTGGTATGACTGGTGGTGCTGCTGCAATTCCAATTGCTTTATTATCAAAAGTTGTAAGTGATGAAATAATTCATTACGCTGCAAAAGGATTCGATAAAGTTACTGATATGACAGTTGGAAAAGTTCCAGCAATGGCAGAATCATCTTTTATTGATAGAACTGGAAAAATGATTTCTGGTGCTATGGATAAAGCTGGCGAAACAATTGGTGGCGGTGCTGGATTCATTGCTGGAAAAACAAGTAAATACTATTCAAAATTAAGAACAATGGCAGAAAAATCTATTGGTGATATTATGTTGTTTTTAGGAAATAACAAAAGATATTTGGCAAAAGCATTATTTTTGTTTGCTGTTGGACATGTGATTGGATCGGGTATTGGAAATGCAACTAATTTTTATGCCAAAGATAGTTTAGATTCTGTCGCATCTTCTCTTGCTGGTGTTGGAGGTGTTGATCAAAGTGAATTACTTTCAATCATGAAAAATGTTGGTAACGAGGTTTCTAAAGGAGTCGATATTGGTTTGCATGCTGCTCCTCATTTGCCTAGCAAGTTACCAAATTTGTCAGCACTTAAAAATGTGAGTCAAGAAATTTAACATGAAATTTAAACAATGGTTATTTTCTGAAGAATTAGAAACTATAGACACTCAAATGTCGATCCCAGAGGAATTAGAAGAAATAGCACACATCATGAATGCACATGGCAAAACATGCTATGTAGTCGGTGGTGCTGTAAGGGATCATCTCTTTAATCATTTTCACGACATGAAAAAAGACATAAACGACTATGATCTAGCAACAGACGCACTTCCAGAAGAAACAAGAAAAATAATTCATAATACAACCATAGCCAATGGAAGATTTAAATTAGAAATATTCGAGAAGGGAATAGACCAAGGAGTCCTTTCCATCATTGTTAAAGACATGGATGGAAAAAAGAAAGATGAATTTGAAATAGCAACTTTCAGAAAGGAAGTCTATTCTGGCAATTCAAGAACACCAGAAAAAACAGAATTTGGAGCGACACCAGAAGAAGATACTAAAAGAAGAGACTTGAACTATAACGCTTTGTTCTATGATACAATAAACAAAAAAGTAAAAGATTATAATGACGGAAAAGGCATTAAAGACATAAAGAACAAACACACAAGTGTGGTCGGAGATCCATTCCAAAGATTCTATGAAGACAAACTTAGAGTTCTGCGTGTAGTTAGATTCTTTAACAGATACAATCGTGACAATATAATGAGTCATCTTGACGATAAAACCAAAATGGCAATAGCTGAATTCAAAAACTTAGAAAATGTCAGCAAGGAAAGAATCAACAAAGAATTTCTTTCTGGTTTAAAGCAAAGTCAATCTCCAGCTAATTTCATCAAGTCTTTAAAAGATTTGGATCTCATTCATAATATCATGCCAGAAAGAATAAAAATTCCAAAATTGGAACCTCTTGATCAAATGAACAATAATCTTTCTGCTATGATTGCTTACATCCTTAGTGAAGAAGTTCCTAATAGGAAGCTGTCTGATATGCTGATACAATACAAATTCGAACACGATGTTCTTACTCCTGCGATCATAATTTTAAAAGCATATAACATGTTCAAGAATCCAATGAGCCACGAATACAAAATTCATGATATATCCAGAGAAATGAAGAGAGTTACTTATAAGTCCATAGAATCATTCATGAGTCATTTCGGATTTGAGAATGAATCTAAGAGATTATTTGAACACAAGCCTAAATACACTGGTGCAGATGTGGCACACCTTGGATTAAAAGGAAAAGATATAAGCGATAAACTTGATCAAATGGAAAAGGACAACTTCTTCAATGTACAATAAAAACTATCCTAATTACAAATTGTACCTAGCTGGTATTATTACAGAGAATCAATATTATGAATCGATTGATGTTTCTGAAATATGGAACCAAGAATTACCAGATAATTTAAAGCCATTGATGAGATCTGTCGGTAACTACAATCGATACAGCGATAAAGATACTCTTTTTTACTTATTGCCAAAATATGATGATTTGAATGTACAGTTGGATGCACATGGATTAGCTAAAATTAGTCTTGGTTTTCAAATAAAGTCACTAATAGAAATGCTTAAAAGAAACAAGGCACCAAATCATACAGCACCACTAACAAATAATATAAATGGAGTAGGATCGGGACTTGGAGCTTCAACAGCTTACAGAGATGGGGCGTTCATTGTAGTGGCTCCATTTGGTAAAGAACTTAAAGACGGAATAAGATATATAATTGTTGATGGAAAAATTGCAGATATTAAGCCAATCGAAGGAAAGACTGCTACTCAAATATTGCAACAAGAATTGGGTCAGGGAGGAAAATATGAGTTTATCGATGGCGGGGAAAACAACAATCAATTGGATGCATTCTTTGCAAAATTTCCAAAGCCAAAATCAAATAAAAAACAATTAAAAGATAAACAACCAGAAGTTTATTCTAAACCAAAACCAATAACTACATCTAAGACTTCAGCATGGGATGAGCCACCACCAATTATAGATTCTTTGTTTTAAAACAAAAGGAAATTAACATGTACAATAAAAAATACCTAACTATAATACATCTACAAAAACTTAATTTCATGTTTTTAGGTGATTATGAACAAAAAAATAAAACTTGTGGGTGTTTGGTCTGATAATTTTAAAAATATTTATGACATTTACAATAAATCAATAGAAAAATATTTAGATTATTTTGAAGTTTGTTTGTGTAAAATTGATTTAAAAGAATTTAATGTATTTGGATTTGGAACTCCTTCTTGGTATGAAGCTGCGGTGCAAAAATTAGACTTTATAATAAAAAATTTAAACGAATTAAGAGAGGGAGAATTATTGGTCTTTAATGATTTGGATATTCAATATTTAAACCCAATGAATACTTTTAGAGTTTTAGATTTTATGGAATGTAAAAAATTAGATTTCTGTGGAACAAAGGAATTTGACTCCGATAAATACAACGGTGGTTATTACATTTTAAGAAACACTAAAAATATAATTAAACTTATATGTTCTATAAAAGAAGAATTAAAATTAAAAAAACCTAAATATGCCGACCAAGATATCTTAAATGAGATTATTCACGATGCAAATGTAAATCACGCTTTGATGCCAAGAGAATTTTTTATAAATGGACCTCATGGCGGAATAACACAAGAAGCAATAATGCATCATACAACTTACGCAGATACTGTTCATGATAAAATAGTTCAAATGAAAATGATTTATTCTAATTACTTCAAGACTAAGTATGCAGAAAGTGATGATTTTCCATTTGGCGATTCATTTGGCGAATTAAATAGAACAAATGGAATTAAGCTTACTGATGACATTTATATTAACGATCCTTTTGTTTTATTGAAAAATAAATTGCTATGAAATTGATAAAAAATATTCTATCATAAGTCTTAGATAGGATGATGAGTTATTTTTAACAAATCGCACCAGAAGAAGGTTTTGATTAAGTTATTGAAATGAATAATAGACAAAAGTTAAAAGAATTATTGTAAAGGAAATAAAATGGCAATTAAAATAACAGAAAAAGCAGTAAAAGAAATAAATCTTGCAATTGAAGAAGAAAGAAACCAAGGAGCTACAGAAGAAAAGCTTCATGTAAGAGTAAAAGTTGTTGGTGGTGGATGCTCTGGCTTCCAATCGAAACTAACAATAGAAAAAGAGGTAAATCAAAAATTAGACGAATTATATGAAATCAAAGGCATATCAGTAATAGTCGATAAAAGAAGTGCTATGTATATCGGAGATGCAACTATAGATTTTATTGATGATATGAATTCTCGTGGATTTAAAATAGACAATCCACAAGCTAAGTCTACTTGTGGATGTGGCAGTTCTTTTTCCATGTAATTGTAATGGAAATATTAAAGTAGAATCTATTTTTTGTTAGATTTTTTCCTCTGGCATTTCTTTTGGTTTTTCAATGTCTGCAAACTTTTTGTACATTTCTTCTTCTGACAAAAAGTTATATGCAGTTCCATCAGCAGTTTTTATATTTTGAAAGTGTGTTGGGAATCTATAAAATCCTAAATTGTTTTTGTTAATATAACCTACAACTTGATGTTTTACATTGAATGAAGACTGGTCTGTAAAATTGAAATTAAATCTACCTACAAGTTTTCCACCATCAATAGAAATTTCTATTGTTTTCATTGTAAAATCACTATTGTCTTTGGCCTTCTTATCAACAATTGGGCCTATTTTATTGATCATTCTCGATTTGAAAAATCCCGACATTGAATCCCATCTATTTTTTGATAGCTTATTTACAATTTCATTTGTATTTTCTACTTTTTCTATAGTCAAATTTTTATAGTCAAATTTGAAAAGCTCTAAAATATTAAAATACATAAATTGACGCATTATCTTTACCATATCATCTTTATTTGAAATTTTGTAATTTTTTACTTTTTCAGAATTAATTTGAAATTTATTTAATAGATCGTTTTTATAACTTTCGATAAATTCTTGTTGTTTGCTTTCTAGCACTTGTTCGACTTGAGTCGATAATTTGCCCATTGCCATTTTTGATGCTAGAGGTCTCATGAACAATTCTTTTTTCTTGCGTTCCTCATCTTCACTTTTTTTCATCGCTTTAAAATCTGCTGGAGTCTTTACTTTTTCTTTAAGATCATCTATCTTTTTCTTGGCTTCTATATAATCCATAGAATATGCCAACATACCCTTACAGGCTTGTTGCACTTCTTCTGGGAATGAATCAATATATTTCTGATTTGATTTTTTAGTTAGCAAACTATATCTCTTAGAACCGCTTGCCCACCTTAAGTCGCTTATAAAAACATGTTCCAGATTAGATTTTAATATGAAATGTGGAGCATAATTAGTGGGATCTAATTTATTTTTTTCATATTCTCTTTTATCATATTCTTTGGAAAATTTTGCAAACTCTTCAAGATATGGATCACTAGTTGAATCTTCAAATGTATCTTTCAACTTTCTATACTGATCTTTTGTAAGATGATTTGCACTTAATGCTTCTTCATATAATTGCTTTAACTTTTCAAATTTACCTTCAATTGCATATTTTTCCATTTTCTTAATGGCATCATTATTTTCGTCATTTTCTAACCAAATTTTGAATTTCATAATTATCCCCACTCTTAACTTGTAATGACATTATTTAGTGGATTTTATCTTATTTGTTGTGTAAATAAATCTATGAACTTTAAACATTGGCTACTATCTGAAGAAATATTCCCCAATAAGACCGCAACTGTCTATCATAGAACATGTCAAGATTGCAATAAAGATGATAGCGTCAAAGCCGTATCAAGTATACTCACAAAAGATTACAAAGTTGGCTCAGGTTGTATGTACGGTTGTGGTCTTTATACTACTTTTGCAATAGAAAGCCAATTTACCAATTATATGCAAACATATGGTCAAGCAGTAGTCAAATTTAAAGTGGAAGAACTAGACAAATATCTCATATTTCAATTATCTGTGGCAAAACAAATACATGGCAAGGATTATAAAATAAGCGATCAATTAAAGAAATTAGGACTACTAAACAAACCAAATGTAAATGAAATTAAATTAAAATATTACGATGAACAACAAGAAAAAGAAAAATACTCATCAGCTTTAGCAAAACAATTCTATGAACAAAATGGTTGGATAGTAAATTCGGTAAAAGGAATTATCTATTATGGGGCAAATGATGGTTATTGTTTAGTGAAATATCCAACAGTTAAAGATGGAACAATAACTATGTTGGGTTATGCAGTCGCAGAACCTAATAATATGAAAAAGATGGAAGAACTAAAAAGTAATATTGGTTGGATAAAATCGGTTGGAACATTAGGCACAGCTTTTAAAACTACCTACAAGGCTCCAGAAAAAATGAAAGAAAAACTTGCGTTTGGCAGCAATACTGAAATTGAAAATGTCAAAAGTATTTTTTTGAATTCTAAAAACTTAGAACGAACAGCAAAAAAATTAGAATCAAATTTAAAAAAACTTTCTGATAAAGATATTTCTGATTTACTTGATAGAGCAAGTGACAAAGACCAAATGGCAGAAGTAATTATAAAATACATACCAGAACTTTATGGCGAAATTCTTGTTTCATTGTTTAGAAATGCAAAAGACAAAGACAAAGTTTCAGAACTAATTATAAACTACAACCCAAAATTTTCTCGTAATAATGTTTATCATTTGATTTCTTATTCAACTGACAAAGACAAAATAGCACAACTTATTATTGAAAAGCATCAAGAAATTTCTGATAGTGATGTTTATAGTTTGGCTGTAAATACAAAAGACAGAGACAAAATAGCACAACTAATTATCCAAAAGAAATCAAACCTTTCTGACAAAAATGTTGGTGATTTGATTTATGCTGCAATCAACAAAGAAAAAATAGCAGAATTGATTATTGAAAAGAAACCAGAACTTTCTGATAATAATGTTTTTAATTTGATTCAATTTGCAAATGATAAAGAAAAAATAGCAGAAATAATTCTAAACAAAAATCCAAAACTTTCTGATGATACTGTTGAAAATTTGCTTCTTAAGGCAAATGACAAAGAAAAAATGGCAGAATTAATTATAAGAAAAAAACCAGAACTTTCTAATAGCAATGTTTATAGTTTACTTGGTACTGCAACTGATAAAGACAAAATGTCAGATCTAATTATAAGATACAAAAAAACAAATCTTTCTAATAGTAATGTTTTTCATTTGCTTTTTTATTCAAAAGATAAAGACAAAATAGCAGAACGGTTAGGATCAGATAATATAAGCAAACTTTCTGATAAAAATATTTCTTCTTTGCTTGATAATGCAATTGATAGAAGAGAACAAATGGCAAAAATAATTATAAAATATAAAGAAAATCTTTCTGGTGATGATGTTTCTTATTTGACTTCTAATCTAAAAGATAATACTGAAATTTTAGAACTTATTTTAAATAATTTAAGACAAAGTAAATATCCAGTTCATGACAAAGTCATAGGATGGATTTTCGACAGATCAAAAGATAAAGATAAAACTATAAATGATATTATCCAAATTCTAAAAGAAAAAAATCAAGAAATTTCTATAGTGGCATTTCAATATTTTGTTCAATACGCAACAGACAAATTAAAAATGGCAATGACCTTGATTAAAATTAAAAAACAACTCAGTCTTGAAGAAGCTTCTATTTTGATCAGAAATGCAAAAGATATAAATGAAATGGTAAAATTGATTGATAAGCCATATTCATTTTTGAAATCACTCACTAGTTTGGATGCCTTTAGATATAAGAAATCGCCAGAAGTACAAGATATGATAAACCAAGAACTAAAAAGAAGAAAAAGAATTCGCTTCAGTAGTGACTTCGACTAACTTTACTATCAAAAATTAATTGCTATAGTTACTTAGGTAATTTATTTTTAACAGTATTGGGAAAAACATGCAATTTGTAAAACAAGGTTCTGGATGTATCATTTTGGCCAAAAACACAAAAAAAATACTGCTTCCTCATAGGTCTAAGCAAGTTGGTCAACCAAATACTTGGGGAACTTGGGGAGGTTTTTCTTCCCCTGATGAAATTCCACAAGAAACAGCAAAAAGAGAACTAAGAGAAGAATCTGGATATAATGGAAATATCGAACTAATCAAATTATCAACCATGAATTGGTTTGTATTTAAATATCACAATTTCTTGGGAATAATAGATGAAGAATTCACTCCATGTTTAAATTGGGAAACTCAAGATTATAAATGGGTCGAATTTGGAAATTGGCCATCACCCATTCATTTTGGACTACAATGGCTATTAGAAAAAGATAGCAAAATTATAGAAAAATTAGTGCATATGTAACATTAATTTCCTTCATCGAACCACATAGATACCATATTATCAACAAATATGAGGATCTATGTCACACTACACAAATCAAAGAATTATTACAGAACAAGAATGGTGGAATAGCTTAAGAAGTCAAATAGGACAAACTACTTATTCAGAATCTTATTGCGTTGATCTAAATGAAATGGATTTTCTCGATCCATCTAAATCACCAATTCTTCAAGGTGCTAAGAACTTTGCAGGTGGACTTTCTACAGGTCTAAAGCAAGGATATGACAAAGGTGCCAAAGATGTTGAGGAACTTGGAAAGTTTCTTACCCCAGGGATTTTAAAAACTATTGAAATAGTCGCAAATGTGTCACAAAAATTTGCAGACAAAGTTGGGATATCACCAGTTACAGCAGCTATGATTGTTGGTATTGCAGCAACTGCACCCGCTGCTCTTCCTGCATATATTCTCGCTTTATCACTAAGAAGAGTTGCGACAAATTTAGCCAACAAAATGTATGATACAGCATGGGAAAAACTAACTGGCAAAACAGTCGAAGAATTAGATAAAATGTGGGTAGATTGGAAAAGTAAAAACCCAACAGCCGCAACTCCTAAAGTAGTTGCAGATTCATTTGACTCATTCAATTCATTCTTAAGAAATAAAGATATAAACTTATACCAAAAAATTTATTTGGAAAATGAGTACCAAGAAGATGCAAGAGGAGTTGGAGAATTTTTAGGTAAAGGTCTTGGTTATGGTGCTGGTGCTGGAGTTAGCATTATATCAAATTCAATTTCTAGTATCGCCAAATTATTTTCTAGTGTTATGAAAATGATAGCAAACAATCCGGTAGCTACTGGCAAAGTCTTGTTCGGTGTAATCATAGGTTATTATGTCGGTAAACTTGGAGCTAAAGCAACAGAAAAAGTCACAGATATGATTCAAGGAAAATTGTCAGCAGCCGAAAGTGATGATATTAGAAAAGTTGCTGAAAAAGTTGGGGTTCCACAAAAAGAAACTGATGATATATTGGGAGACAAACTTCAGAATGCTGCAAATTCTCTTGATCCATCAAAGATATCAAATTTGATTAGAAATCCAGATTTGATAGATGCAATGAAGAAAACAGATTTTTATGATAATACGCTTCATGCACAAATATTAAAACAAGCAATAACTGAAAAATCTGACAAGGCGAAAGATGTTTTGTGGCATTTATTGTTTAAAATGGGAAATGATCAAGACCGAATAGCAGATTTAAAAGATGTTATATCAACCTACAATAGTTCTGAATTAATGAATCGTTTTAATGAATATCAATTGAAGCACAATTCTTTTGTAAATGGTATTTTCGTGAAATTAAAAGCTTTATCTTCTGCTGCTGGAGATTCTGGACTAAATCCAAAAGATGCTGAAGATGCAAGAAGGGAGGCTGTTAGTGCTGGTTATACCCTTCGATCATTTATATTTAGTTCTGATGAAATTAAAAATTCTGGTGGTAGTGTTGCAAAAAGTGCATTAGATGTAGTGGCACCAGCAGTTAAGGCGGCAGCGAAGGTAGTCACAGATGATCCACGAGATATCTTTAATTATAAAGGCCAAGAAGTTTCAGACTTTATTGATAGTTTGCCGACCCCTAAAAAATAAATAGGAAAAATTATATATGATTACATTTATTGAATGGTTATTAGAAAATACAGAACCACAAAGTTTTACATTAAGTGATAAGAACATTGTGCCAGAATGGGTTTACAATATTTTTGTTGAGTCTTATCTTAAATCAACAGGAAAAGCATGGGATATGAACACATTCCTTGGAAGATCAAGATCATGGACTTTTTTTGGAATACCACCAGAATCTGAACATGATCCAGCAGCAGGATTTGTTTGTGTTAGATTTCAAAATTCAGGTTTAGTAAAATTAACAGGAGTTGCAGGAAGTACTAGAGCTATTCTAAAAGGATTAAGTCTTGTTGATAATCTCAACAAACCTGTTTGGGGTGCTGTAAGTGATAGTATAGCAAGCATGGCAGAAAAAAGAGGATTTATAGTGCCACCACCAGAAACTATGAAAATGATGGCAATGTTTATACCAAACCTAAGTGTAAATGATTCTGGTGATGTACAAGCTCATGTTATTGGAGTTGGAGATGTAAATAAAAAAGTTATTGTTAATCAAAAATATATGGA